AGATTTCCGAACCTCACGATGTTGTCAATTACCGAACTCCGGCGCTTATTCACTTCTCGCTGGGGGTCCTTCAGGTTCCGGACCAAGCCGAAGATCTCATCCCCCTCCCAATACCCCAAGAAGGGAACGAAGGGGTACTCTTCTTCGTCGTTCTCAAAGGGGTTGCCCTGCTCCAGCTCCAGGTCGATCACGGGCAGGAAGACGGTCATTTGCAGCCGCCGCCGCAACCGCCGGATCACCTTGATGTTCTCGGGATCCGTTGCGGCGAGGTCTCTGGCAAACTTCAGCATCTCAGGCGTCGGGGGGTCGATCTCGTCAATGGAGTTGCGGACCTTGTCGGCCAAGAGCCACACCGGCTCCCAGGTGCGATACCACCCTTCGATCACCCGGACCTCGTCGCGCATCCAATCGTAGAACTGGACGGCCTCAATGCTCGTCGTCTTGTAGGCGTCTTTGGGATCCAGAGACGGGATCATGTGGGTCCGTCCCGGATCGGAGGACTTGAGCAGTTCGAGTGCCTTCTCGATCTCCTCGGCCTGCTCCGGGTAGGTGGCCTTGATGATGTCCACGGCGACCATCTTGTGCCAGTAGACGTCGCGGGCGTCGCTCAGATCGTACCGCTGCCAATCGGGATCCCAGACCACCTCCCCCGGCCGGCATTTGTGGATCAAGACCCGACCATGGACCGGATCATCCAGGTAATCGACGCCAACGTACACGACCCCGAGTCCGCCGATGACGCCGTCCTTGAACTGGTCGGACAGGGTAAACTCCGCCTCTTGGTCCTGGGCCACCCGCTTCATGACCCGGTGCATGACGTTGATATCCTCGAGGTCCTCGGCCCCTTCCGGCACGGGCCGGACCTCTAGGCGGGAACTCTTCTCGTAGCCCGTAATGATCTCAATGACGGGACGGATCTCGTTGATGGTGAGGCAGGCCCGCGATTCACTCTCCAGCTTCCGGCGCTCCTCCTCCCGCCATTGGCCCACGCCGGAATTGAAGTCGAAATCCTCCTTGGACTCCTTGCGCCACTTCACCCAGATGGGATGGTTCCAACAGTAGAGAAAGCGTTGCTTGAGGCGCTTCACCCGATCGGCGGCGTCGCCGTTAACCCCCGGGAGGCCCGAGAACGATGAGCTCACCCTCCCGAGACCCGCCTCCACCTCAAGACCGCTGAGCATTTCCGCCATGGCCTACCCGCTCCTCAGCGTTTCCTAATATCGGCCACACGCTGGTTAAACGCCTCTTCCTCGGCTCTCAGGGCAGAGACCCGAGACTCCAGGGAGGTCTTCTGTTCCTCCAGGATGGCGATATCCCTGCGGATCTGTTCCTCGCCGGTGGCCCGCTTCTGGGCGATGTCGTCCTCCACAACTCTCAATCCGACTTGGAGACCCTCCTGGAGACCCCTCAGCTTCTCCTGGAGGGCCCTGATCTCGACATCCAGGGATGCGAGCCGTTGCTCCCTCTCCGCCAAGAGTAGTCGCGTATCCTCCTTGAACGCCGAGAGGAGGCCGTCCCGCTTCCCCTCCATCTCGGTCACATGTTTCTGCATGTCCTGCAGGTTCAGACCTGCAGCCCGAGCTTCTTCCTCCGCCGTATTCTTGGCCGCGGTGAGCTGCCCGACGCGGCCTTCGAGCTCCAAGACCGTCCGGGCCAGTTCCAGCCCCTTCTCATACACCCTGAATTGCCGGTAGCCCTGTTTCAACGCCTGGGCGATCTCGGCCGTGCTGACTTCCTGCTCTTCTTTCGCCATTGCCTACCTCCCCTCCACCATTGCGGTATAGTTCCGCACGAACTCCTCCACAGTCCCCTTGCCCTCCGCCGTGTTCCAAAACCGTTTCCAATATCCCGCGAGGCCTTGCACATCCTCGGGCTCTGGCAACGGCTCCTTGAAGCGGCAATACTGGACACGGCACAGTGCGGTCGCGTAGGCGAGATTCCACACCAGTTGCTCCAACTTCGCCCTCCGGTGGACGGAGAGCTCCATTATTTTCACGGCGAGATCGCCCCGATAGATCAGAAAGTTGTCCCAGCAGTCTTGGTGGGTCGCCGGTTCCATCTGGAAGATGCCAAGGGCTGGCCCTCCGCCCATCTGGACGAGGTATCGTCCCAAAAGGCTTTCCTGGGCCGCCGTACCCATGAGCAGATTCTCGGCCGCCTCCGACCACAATCCGAGGTGCCGTAACACGGGTCGGATCACATACTCCCGCAGGTGGGGAGCGTTCATGCTCACTTTCGGCACTCCAGCGTCACAAAGACGCTTGAACCCGTCGTCAGCAAGGGAATGATCGAGCTGGGGTTCTCCTTGATCTGGTATATCCCTGCCACGGTGATGGCCGTGCCGTCCGTGTCCTCCATCGTCCGAGGCGTGTCGGCGACATCGTTCTTACCCTGGAGTGCAAAGGTCGTGATCGTGCCTTCGATCGTGGCGCACTTGTCCCGGAACTGCTGGACGCTGACCGGCATACAGACATCGCCCGTATTGATCGGCCCCCACCGGACCTTACAGCCGTTCCCGATCGGCGTAATCGTCGGAATCACATTGGCCATGCTCGCCTCCCCGTCTCATTTGCCGCTAAAGGTATAATATTTCACCATCTCCCAGATGGCGGCCACGCTCAGGCCCCCCAGTGCCCCCGTGCCAGCGGATTTAGCCTTCAGCATGGTTACATCCTTCGATAGCTTGGTGATGGACTTCCTCAGCTCATCGAAGTTCGCCGAGCCCTCGTCCATCCGGCGCTCGATGGTCCGCAGCGAGGTTCGGACCTCCCCGATGAACTCCCCATACCGCTGGTGCCATTCACTGTCCGTCATCTCGCGCATTGGTCTGTTATCCCTCCACGCTCCGTCGCCGCCGCCGGAGCCACGGCATCATGCTGATCCCGGCCCCCACCACCACAATCTGCGCCTGCAAGGACTCCGTAAACCCGACAGCCTCCTGAATCGCCCGAGCAATGTGCTTCCGAACCTCTTCCGTCAGGCCCACGGCCTCGGCCATGACCTTGCGCTCTTCGACCGTCAGATCCTCGGTCAGGCCAATTTGCTCCTCGATCACCTTGAGCACGCTCCGGCCCAAGGATTCCGTCAAGGCCACGGTCTCCTGGATGCTCTGGAGCTTCGTCCTGATGCTCGTCAGTTGCTCGGAGAGCTGCGGGGCCTCGGTGATGGTCCGGGCGACCAGCTTGGTGAGGGCTTCTTCCAGCGATACACTCTCCGCGATCGTCTTTTTCACATCACGCCGGAGGTCCTCCGTCATGGCCGTGGATTCCGTGATGGTCCGGCGGACTTCCTTGCTGAGGCTCTCGGTCAGCGAGACGGTCTCGGTCAGATTGGAGACCTTCTGGACGGTCCGGCTGAGCTGCTCGGCGAACTGCGGCTGCTCGACGATCGCCCGCTGGACCTGGAGGGACAAGGATTCGGTAAGACCCAGATTCTCGCCCAGGGTTTTCGCCACCTGCTTCATCAGGGTTTCCGACAGGCTGACCGACTCTTGCAGGGCCTTGGCGACCAGGAAGACCAAGGATTCGGTCAACCCGAGGTCGTCCGCAATGGATTTCAAGGCAAGACGGCTGGCGAAAAGGCTCTCGGTCAGACTCACGGTTTCCTCAATCCTTCTGGCGACTTGCTTCACTACTGTTTCGCTCAGGCCGAGGCTTTCCGACAGGGCCTTGTTGGCTTGCTTCACCAGTGCCTCGGTCAGTGCTGCGGTGTCGGACACCGACTGGGTAAATAGCGCCCCTCCAGCCGCAACGTCTCCCAGCAGAGCGTGAAACCACCCCGGCGCACTCGCCAGCGGGCCAAACCAGCCCCGGGCGGTGAACTTCTGCTGAAAGACGAGAATGACGCTCATCTAGTTATCCGTTTCCCGTATCGACATCCACGAGCCTGCTTTGACCGTCAGGCCAGACGCCACCGCAATCTCGGACTGGAATCGAATCGCAAACGTACCGTCCGCCGATGGGATGATGAGACCAGAGAGGATGCAGAGCGTGTTCGTCGCGCCAGGTCCAGTCGTCGAGGCTGCGCCATCGGTGTCATACGCCGTCGCCGCTCCAATGGCAATGTTCGTGGCGGCAATCCCTGGCGTTTCTCCGGATATTTTCTGGACGATAAGCAGCGTTGGCGAGGCCGGGCCGTTGACGCCAAAGCGCGAGCCCGTCGTGGTCGCGTTGGTCTGATGAATCAAGTGGGCCTCGAAGGCGTATTTCTTCCCGCTGAGGATCGCCTGAGTCAGTCCCGTCACGTCGGCGAAGGAGGTCGTCGCGTTCACCACGTCGGCGGTGACGCGGAGAATCTTGTTCAGTAGGGTCACATTCTTGAGATGGAAGAATAAGATGTCAGGTCCAAACTCTAGGGCCTCCCCAGGCTGGAGCGTCACTTTATGCTGCGACTGCTTCGTGCCGTTCCGGTCGTAGCGCACTTCCAGGTCTGTGGCGACGGAGGCATGCTCGTTGCGCCACATCGCGTAGATCACGGTGCGGCGGGTGTTGGCACCGGGGGCGGAGAGCACGTTCGTGATCGTCGCTGTAGTGATGTTCGCAGGCGTTTGCGTTCCCGCCCCCGAGGGAGCCAAGGTTGTGCTCGATGCATCCACCCAACAGACGGTCGAGTTGACGTCAGCCGCCGCGCTTGTGACGACTTCGAGAGTGTCGGTGGTCAGTTCCAGAATCATCTACATCTCACCCCGCAGGACCGCTGCGCGGATTTTGTGCTTAGGGAACTCGCTGTAGTCGAAGGGCTCAATCCTCGCATTCCGAACGGCCGCAGCGATAGTATGCCAGGTAGTCGGCTGGATAGCATTCGTCCAGCTCATAGTCACTGTTCCCCCATTACCATCCTCGCTCGACCCAAATCCTTTCCACAGGGGATCTCCCGCACCTCGCGTTTGGGCTTCAAATCGTTCGGTCTGTCCAGCACCCGCCGCCCCTGCGCCCGCGGTCGCCTCCTCAAAGAACGCCTGATCTGTCACGACATCCCCGATACTGCTACCGGGCACATCCACGGTGGGAGTCGCCGTGGTTCCTGTGTTCGTAAAGACAGTACCGGATGGGATTTTTTGATCCACGTTCTCAAGGGTGATCGCCCCCGACATGACCTCACTCGCTGCCGCAGGAAAAGTGACGACCACATCGTTCAGTCCATTTGCGGACCCAACTAACCCCCACATGGTCAGCGCATCCGTCCCCACCTGATAGAGCGCAATGCGCTTGAGCGGAATCCCCTTATAGGTGACCCCGCTCGGAATCTGGTCGTTCGCCTCATCAAATCCCGCCGTCGTCACACGGATGTAGGTGTTTTTCCCGGAACCGCCGTCCACCTGATAGGTGAGCGACGTGACCCCCTGACCGCCGAGCGCATTTGACGCTACGACAGTCGCCATACTCAGTTCACCGGCGGGCCGACCTTCAGACCGCTTGGGGGCTTTGGGGCGGTGAGGTCGGCCAAGTCGAAAGGGACTTCGGCACTCTTCGGCGACTCATTCCCAAACGTATCGTAGGCCGTCGCCGCGACGTACCACTGGCCGTATTGCGTCACGCCTGCCTGGGCCAGCGTGTAGCCCGTGACGTTACCGACATCAATCGGGGCCTGGTACTGCCCTGGCTGGCGGGTAAGATAGATTTTGTACCCAGCGAGGTCCACTTCGAGGTTGGCATCCCAGGAGATGACGCCGTTGAGATCCACGCGGACGCCAGCGGCCCATGCCGGGGAGGCGAGAGCACACAGGAGCGCGAGACACACCAGAGTCCGTTTCATAGTCGCTACTCCACCACCAAATCGTAGGTTGTCTGAAGCGAATCTCCTGAGCTCAAGTTAATCACGCTGAAGATCACCCGGCTCCACATGATCCCGCCGCCCGTGGCCGCCTGGTGGAAGAGGCCCCACTCGACGATGCCAACCGACGCATCTACGGTGTTGGTGCCGACCGTTCGGAAGACGGAAGCATGAGCCCCTTCTGTCCGGGATCCCGTGGCCCGGGTATTGTCGGGGTTATACTGGGTCGTCAGCTCCGTCAGGAGCGTCGTGTGGGTTTCCTGGACGGTATCAGTCCCCGTGCCGATCGCGTGGAATCGCATATCGCTGATGACGGCGAGGGCCTGCCACGCATCGACGAGGTAGCCTTCCCCCGCATTGACGATCAGGTTTCGGAACGGGCCGTGCTCTTTCACCAAGCGATAGCGTTGGTGGCCGGCCGCAATAGCGGAGGGTGTCAGGCTCCCGAGGAACGAGGTGGGCGACCTGACGAACTGATCGCCCTGGCGCATGTAGTCCCCGGCGAAGTCTGGGCGGAACTGGCGGACCCGCAGGTATCCGACGAGCTTGCCACGTCCTTGGAATTGGCTGGCTGCTGTGGCGAGAAACTCCTCGGCCTGAGCGAAGCCGCTCCTGACGACCACCGGGCCCTCGGCGGTCTGGCGGATCAGCTCCCACCGGACCTCCTCGCGGACCTCCAGACCCGATTCGTCCTCAACGATCTTCTGATACTCCCGGACTGCCGGGATCAGCCCGAAGAAGGTGGAGTAGAGGAACCCGGCCAAGGTGGCGACCGAGATGAAACCCCAGACCGCGATCTTGCGAAATGCTTTGGCCTTCCTATCGACTGGCGGTCCGCCTTTATCCGCTGAGAATTGCTCCCCGAGCTGTGGGCCTTCTTGCGCCATTAGCCTCCCTCCTTTGGCTTACGCACGAGTCCGATCCCGTGCATGTCGATCGCTCCGTCAACAAATGCGTGGTCGTATCCGGCCTCGCGGAGCTTGGCTTCAATCTCGTCGTAGGTCTCACGACTGACCTCAAGAGTGGCAAAGGTGTACGTCGTCCGCCTGACCACCTTGGCCTCCAACCCCTCCGAGAACTGGCCCCGCTCCCTTGTCATCATCCCCCCCGTTGCTTGATCTGGCTGACGATCTCAGCCTCAATCTGGCGGAGCTGCCGCAACCATTCCTGTTCCGGGCCAGTCAGGGCCCTCCGCTTCGCCTCGGCCTCAAGTTGCGCGATCTGCCTTCTGACCTCCAAGAGATCCCGTTTATCCAGTTTGATCTGCATCTCTGCCACCTCCCAAGCCTTGGCGAAGTGGGCGTATCCTTGGTACGAGACGCCGCTGAGGACCGAGGCGGAGAGGCTCAGGGCGATGAGGCGCTTGGTCCAGGTGTCGAACCACGCTAAGCTAAGCGTTCGATGGCTTTTTCGTACCATCGCGCCATCCTCACGGCATAACCGTAGGTTCCGAGCAGGTCGGGCAGTGCTCGTAGCAGCCAGAGCAATACTTTGCCCCACAACCCTTGCACTCGACCCAGACGACCTCGTGTATGCTTTGATCGAACAACTAGGCCCCCATCCAGGCGAGCGGACCGCCGACTTTCTTGGCCACCTTCTTCACCTTTTTCGGGGGTCGCAGCAGGTCCGGCAACGGGTAGAGCTTCGCGGCACCCAGCATGATGGCATCAACCGGGTGGCTGTGCAGACCCGACGCGCGTTTGTAGGCCTCGAGGGTCGGCGTCACCCGTCCCAGAGCATCCTTGGGGTAATGGGCCCCCCCGCGGAGTGCCTTTCGGACGATCTTGCAGTCCGGATCCACGACGAAAAGGGGCTTCCCTCGGATGTTCCGGCTCAGGACGGCCTTCAGGCTGTCCCGACGCTCCCGCCACTCGATGGCTCCAGCTTCGGGCGAGGCGTTCAGGAGGTCAATCATGGTCTTCACCGCGCTCCGCTGCGAGTTCGACTGCTCCCTGGTCGCCATGGCCGGATCCACGATGTCCCGAAACTGCCACTCCTCCCGATCGCCAAGGTACTGCGACTCCCACGGAAGCACCTGGGTCGTAATGAGTTGCTCGAGCCCGATGTTCTCCCCCCGGACCGCTCCCAGGATGTGCCAATGGCCTAGTTTGGTCGGCTGGGACCAAATACACGTAGGGTTCAGTCCCCCGTCCCACGTTCGCACGATCTCCACGCCCCGAATGATCGGGAGGGGCTTCTTGGCCGTATGCCAGTCATCGTTGTATTCGGGCATGAGCTGCTCCCCCAGGATGATTTGACCCACCTTCCCCTCGACGAGCCGGGAGACGAGGTCGCCACGGCCGATGGCGTAGAGCAAGGCCTTGTCCCGTTCCCGCTTCTCCCAGGAGATGTGGGGGTTCTCGCCTTTCGGGATCCGGAAGGACTCTGCCTTGAGCTCGCCGACCCTGAGTTCCTGGGCCAATTCCTTCAGCTTCTCCATGATCTCCATGGTCCAGTGGTCTTCGTCGGGCGGATTCATCGTAATCTGAATCCACGGCTCGACGCCCTTCTGCCGGAGCGAGGTGGCGCCGACGCCGAGCACTTCGGCTGCCACACCCCCGGAGATGTCAGCGGCCGGCGCCGGCTCCTCAATCCAGAGAGCCCCAATGCCGAAGCCTTGCAGCTTGTTGATATCCTTGGGGTTGTCCATGCCCATAAAGTAAAAATGCACCAAGCCACCACCGACAATGGCTTCAGTCTTCCCTTCGGCCCACTGGATTTCCAACCCCTCTTGTTCCTGCTCACGGATCGTCTCCATGACGGTCCGCTGCAGGTTGGCCCAGGTATCTCGAATGACCGCCATCCGGATGGGGAGAAACTGCGGATTGGTCTGTTTTGCTCGATAGATAGGCTTAAACAGGCCGCCCGTCGTCTTGCCCTCCCCCCGGGGACCCATAAGCAAGGTCAGGAAGGCGTCCGACTGCATGAAGTCCCGAACCGTCTTTGTAGCGACAAACCTCACTCGTCAGGCTCCTCTTTTTCCTTCTGCTCAAAGACGATCTCCACCTTCTGTTTCTCCTTGATATCTATAGCCTGCCTTGGCCGCCCCTCTGCCCGATCCCAGACCATCCCAACGTAATGGTGCGCCGTTTTCGGACCGCTGTTGATCCCCCTGACCATCGCACCCACCATGTCCTTCATCCGATGCTGAATCAGGTAATCTCTCAAGGCCCTCATGCTGTCCCGGGGGATCTTATCTTTCGAGCCCTTGGGGCGGCCAGCGTTGCCCTTCTGAAACGGCCGTCCCCTTTGTTTTCTGTCACCCATTGCGTTATCTCGCGTTCTTTCGTGTGTAACTTCCCTAAAACAAAAGGCCCGTACCGACAGGCTTCCCGATCAGCATGGGCGCTCAACAGAGTCGGCCCTTGATCCTTCTCACACAGTATCGGTCATCGTTCCCCCATGACTCACAATCCACAGCTGTTTCAACAGTTCCTTACCTACCACCCGTAGGGCTCTGTTGTGCGCATGACCCTTGACGCCTCGCTCATCACTGGGTTGGCCCTCAAGCATCGTCTGGGCTGAGGCGTCATAGACCTCTCCCTATCCACCTCGGCTCACACTTCGGGCAAACGGGTTTCCCCTGCCCCCTGCTCAAACACGCTCTGATCCATCATTCACCCCGCTCTCCGTCAGTCCCAGCCATCCCCGTCTCCACCCGAGCCACCACCAGATGTTCCTCGCTCCCACACTTCCCACAGACCACGCGCTCCGCTTCGGTCTTCAGGGCTCTACGCGCTAGATGCCCCCGGATCAGGGACAGGGATATCTTCCCCGTCCATGCCCCGCCTGGCAGGTTAAAGTCCAGCCGGGAGGCCCTTTGCCCGTTCGGCGGACTCACCGTGATCGAGACCCGCGTGGTCTGCTCCCCCATGGGCCTCCTAGTGCCACCAGCCGTCGTGGGCCGGCAACCAGACCCGCCCGCGCGCCGCCGTCTTCGGGTGGAACACGAACATGCTGACCATCTTGACGCCAGTTTCCCGGGTCACCTCAGGCTCCACCGGCATCGGGATGATGAGCATACTGTCTCCCCCCCGGAAGGTGAGCCGGGTGACGCTATAGCCTTCGTCGGTTTGCGCCCCAGACTCGACATTGGCGATCTCTTGCCCCACCAAGAACTCGCGGAGGTCCTTGTTGATCGGGGCCGCATCCCTGACCCGCCATCCCTGGCTCAGGGATCGCATGACCTTCTGGATCAGGTTCGCCACCGCTACTCCTCCTCAGATGCAGGGGCAGCCCTCTCCTCCAGTGCTTTGATCCGGCCCTCGAGTTCCTTCACCCGAGCCTTCCCTTCCTGCTCTAAGGCCACCAGCTCCCGGACCGCCTCCTCAGAGACGGTCCCACGGTCTAGGACATCCTGCGGGACTCGAAAATGGCTCCCGAAGGCCTCGACCACGATATTGCTCGCATCCTTGGTCTCGACGACGGTGGCCGGCACGTAGATCCGGGCACCCTGCTCTATTTTCGGCATCTCCCCTCCTCTCTCTCGTTCCGACCTAGATCCGGTTCACCACCGTCTCGATCCGGGTCTTGAGATCCCGGAGCAGACCCCCGCAATCCACCGCCTCCCTCAGGAGCGGGTTGTCGGGCCTATCAACCTTGCCTGCCTCAGATCGTGGGTCCTTATTCCCGAACAGGCGATCCTCTAAAGCGGTTACGAGTTCGTGGCATTTCTGGGCTAAATCGACCGATTCCCGCACATGCTGGGTGATTGGCGTTTCCAAGGTCCTGGGGGCCTGTCCGTGACTGGCCTGGGTATATCCTTGGTCTCTCATCGCTTACCCTCCTCCCTACCGTTTGCGTTTCGGCAGCCCCCGCCGGCGCGCGCCAGCGAACTCCTCGAGTTGCGCCTCGGTCATACCCGTCTTGGTCTTCTTGCCCGCACGTTTCCGGGCCAAGTCTGCGCCCATGAACCCCGCTTGGGCTTGACTCACGGCCGGATCCGTCATGGTGATTCGGGCCCCCGGTATGGAGTCTATCCCGAAGGCGCGAAGCTGCTCCCCCGGATCTTCCTTGACCTTCCCCGGGCGCTCCCATTTGATGCGACCCATCGCTAGCCCCCTACTGAACCACGGCCGGCAACCCGATCCAGAGCCGCACCAACAGATAACCCAAGGCTGCCGCCTCTACCAGCGTAATCCAGATCAGGACCCGGTACGTGACTGGCGCCTCAAGATTCCACTCGGCCTTCCTCAGCCCCAGGAGGGCAAGCACCAGTTTCACAACGACTACCAGCCCGAGGGTCAGGACCGACAGCTTTGGGAAGCCTTTCTTTTCCTCGCCCATACTCCTCCTCCGGAAGATGCTTCAGCGAGTACCAGATCAGCGAAAACGTCCCGGCATACAAAAACACCATGACGCCGAGCAAGACGAGGACCACGATCAGCGATTCCATGACTCTATCTGCCCGCCCAACACGCCCGGATCCGTGCCGCCGCAAACAGGACAATCATGGCCTGCGCCGGCCAATGGAACAGGTTGGTCAGCCACATCGCCACCCCGGCCATCAGGACTACCATGCCCCAGGCCTGCTGGATCCGGTCATCACTCTGGACCGCGACGGTCGCATCGAGAAGGCACCGTGCCGCAAAGAGGCCCCACACAATCACCCCGATCAGCCCGAGCTCGAAGAGCACTTGGAGCGGCTCGTTGAACGCCTCCGTAAACACGGCGGACGAGGCCCCATAGGTCTGCACCATCACGCCCTCGGGCCACAACACCCAGTTGCGCCACATCCCCGGGCCGATCCCGGTCCAGGGAGCGACCGTCCACCACTCGGAGAGCCCCAGGACCCACGGGCGAACTCGGCCCCCCAAAGTCAGGGTACTGGACCAATCGCGGACCAGCAGGATCCCCGCGAGCATCCCGACCCCACTGACCGCGACGAGTTGTCGAGAGCGGCCGCGCATCCAGATCACGAACAAGGGGATCAGTGAGACGAGGACTGGTAGCCGAGACCTCGAGGAGAAGATCAGGGCGTACCAAACGACCGTAAAATATAGTATTTGCGCGCCGTTGAGCCGTTCGCCCAGGAGGGCCCACGCCACCGGGTAGGCCATGGCCAGGTAGAGGCCCCAATAGTTCGGATGGGAGAGGAGCCCAACGGGCCAATACATGAAACCCTCCTTGACGATCAGGCCAGGGTAGATCCCGACGATGTTCAGGACGCCAAGGACGGCATTCACACCAGCGGCAAGGAGGATGCCGTGGGCAACCATACGCTCGGTCGATGACTTCATCTCGAGAGCAAGGCCGTACAGGATCGCCGACAGCACGAGCAGGCCCAGGACCTCGATGGACCGCGGCGGCAGTCCGAGCAGGATCGCTTTCACGGCTGACCAGACAACGGGGAGGCAGAGCCAGGGTTCGATCCGCCACAGAAAGAGGGCGAGGGCGATGCCTCCGAAGAGCCACAGCAAGACGAGGGGAAGGTGCTGGAGCGGGTCGAAGTTGAGGCTGAAGCTGATGGGGAGCGGGAGGGCCGAGGTGACTATCAGCCCCGCCCACATCGCCGAGCTGTAGGACCATCGACGCCACATCCGACACCTAGTAGTTCAGGCTTTCCAGAAAAAAGACGTATCCGTACCCGCTAATCGTATGGCCCGCCCCCGTCGAATACTGGACGATCTGGTGCGTCGAGACAAAGATATCGGTCGTGTTGCAGTTGGCCGGCCCGACCGAGCTGTGGCCGATGTTGCTGCAAATCCCGCTCGCGGTGCCGAGTTTCAACTGGACGTTGACGCCTCCCGACCCGGTGGCCGTTCCCACGACCTTCTCGACCACGGCATCGATGACGAGAGCCCCGACCGGGATGGTGGCGGCCGTATCGGTCAATGACAGATTGGTGCTGAAGGGAAAGACCGCCACCTTCATCCCGTGCTGGCGCGGCACGTTGACCAGCTTCACCCCACCCGGGGTGACGTTCTCGACGCGGATCCTGGCACCGAAGTAGGGCCCCGAATCAACCCAGGCGATGACATCCACGGCCGTCACGGTGTCGGCCATCCACCAGTCGCAGACGCCGTTGGAATCCGTGGTGGGCGGGTTGGTCTTTGTGGTCGTAAGCGTAAACTCGCTGTAGATGGTCGGTTCGGTGTTCAGGTTGGCGGTAACCACCCGGCATCGGCCCGTAGTAATCGCTGACCCGTCATCCCCGCGTAACTGCAGCCAGAAGCGGTTCGAGCCGGCCTCTGAGACGGGGACGAGTAACAGGCTGAGTGCCAACACGCCTACGAGGATCATCAGACTACGGATTCGCTCCATCGGTCTTCCTCCCTCCGCGTTCTTGTTATGAGCGCCAAAGCTCCTCCTTACGCGAACATGATGGCGGCGAGGCGAAGGCTTTGTCAAGGGATTTTTCAGCGGCTGACTTCTCGCTCCCGGCTTTTGGCCTGGCATTGGTCGCACAGCTCCCCGAAGGTTGGCTTGAACCGGATCAGGAAGTAGCCCCGCTTCGGCCACTGCGAGCAACTCCGGACCCAGTGCCATGCATCCGAATCCTTCCTTCTGCGGTAGGTCATTCTTTGCCTCCTGCCATCTCCGGCCTTGGGAACACGGCCATGCGATGCCACAGGGCTCCGTCTTTATTGAGCCAGCCCCTCATGACATATTTCGAGAGCCGATCTCGCAGCGCGTGTCGGGTCATCGCCAGTTCCTGGGAGGACAAATTGATATCCCATCCATGCTTCTCACAGACCGCAACCGTGTGAATGGCCAACCGATAGGAGGCCTGGGTACGCGGCGACACCGTGCTGGCCGGTAGGGGCGCGACGCGCATCTGTCTTTCCATGGCGAGTCTATCGGCCGTCATCAGGCTGTGCATCCCTGACACCCGCACACTACCTACGGACTCATAGAGCTTCACGATCTGGACAAAGGCATCGAAATCTGACGGTCGGCTGAGGTCGAAATCCAGCGTGAGACTGATGGGACGGGGTCGCCTCATGGACTCCTCACGACCACCCCTATTGCAATCAAGGCGTCGCTCAGATTGCGCCCGTCGGCCAGGGTCACCTCTGCCACCCACCGCCCAAAGGAATCTCGGCTACACACCTTCGCCAGCAGCCACCGCTCTGGTCGAAGCAGGTTGATGAGGGTGTTCGTAGCCTCCGCATGGCCGTCGTGCCCCCTTTCCGGGGCGTCGATCCGGGCGAGGCGAATCCGGCGGGTCGCCACCAAGTCGAAGTCCATCAGCACGGTCGCCACGAAAGTATCGCCATCAATGATCCGATCCAACTTGATCTGGTGGGTGAAGCACTGCCCCACCGCAGCATGGGCGAGCAGGACGGACCAAAGGATCCACAGGACCACCAGGCGGACGATCATGGCTTGCCTCGGGCGCGGATGGCAGCGGCAAGTTTTCTACCTACTGAGTAGTAACTTTTATTGGAAAAAAGAGTCTCTGCCACCTTCGCACACGCCTCCCGCTCCTCCTCAACGGCGGCACGGATGGCTACCACAATTGCCTATTTCAACCTTGGTGCATGTAGCCCCCAGTTATCAATTGTTTTTTGTGCTCTTTCCTCTGGCGTCATCGCTTGTGCCACTCCTGCTTCATGTAGTCGGCAACAGCTTCGGCTATCGTATCGTCTGTCGCTTCATTGGCCATCGAGGCATTGATTATGTTGGTCAAGTCAGCTACCCACCGCTCGTACCGATTCTCTATCACCGTATCCCTCGTCGGACGTGTAGGGTCATTCTGCCAGCCGCCAGGGCGAGCGAGGGCTTCTGCTCTCCCAAATGATGCCTCTTCTTCAGCGGTTAGGAGAGAACATTGATCTGGAGTCAGTAGCCTCGTTGATGCTCTCCATACTACTGTAAGGTCAGCTTTGAGGGCGGCGACCTGTTGGACGTAACACTCTTCATCGTGTTTCACTACCCCTTCGCTATCTATTTCAAGTACGCATCCAGGGCACCCTGGCGATTTCATGCTTCCTCCAACAGTCTTTGAGTTTACGCTCTGCTATAGACGGCGATCATCGCCCCCACCCTTTTAATCTTAATCGCTCCCTAAATGCTCTGTGGCTTCTACTTAATCGACGCACATCGTTATCGTTTTTAGCTCCATCATACCCCCCCACCACGCAACTCGAAGTTCGGGGTCCGTGTGGGGGTTGTCGTCACGAGACTTGCTGTGCATGAAGGCGGCCACCCCATCAACGGAGGCTTGGTCGATGCCGTGCAACCGCCGCACTTCGTCTATAAGGTTTTAAACCATTAGACGTTGAAGCGGGCGATCATAGAGCAAACCCTCCCGAAGTTCCTGCTCAATCTGCTTAATGTCAGCATCGGTCATGGCTCATCATCTCCAATTTCGTCAAGCATAACTGCATCGTAAGTAGAATAGCAGTCATCGCACACTCGCCCCTCTTGTGGCGTGCATTGCTTATCGCAATGGATGCACTTCATGGATTAACCTCAGGTATGGATGGTCCATCCCACCAATGGACGCAATGAATCTTGTCCTCCCGTGCGTGGCACTCAGTCTCCGCGGTTCCATCGTAACCGCAAGAGCAACACACACCGCCGGTCATGGCTGCCCCCTTCCCCACTCATCACCTTCGGCATAACAAGACCAGCAGATATCAGGCACAATACTGAATACCTCTACTTCTTCTCCGCACGCCTTGCAAATCATAAGTCGCATGGCTGCTCTACTGAGCAGTCATGGCTCACTCCTTGCCGGATGCCTCCGATTCCTCTGCTGTGCATCGTTCGTTTGGCTGCGGCAAAGACAGAAGTGTGTATCTTGTGACTATACACCCACGGAAAGGACAGATGGTCGGGTTGAGTTGGAAGATAGAATCGAAACCCATAGGGTGACTTTTCCCAATGGAACCCCCGCTTTTCCATCGCCTCCACAACGAGGCCGATGCCATGCCAAGATTGAAGATCGCCACCGAAGTAACCTCTACCGCTTTCGTCATGCCATAGATGTTTAGAGGTTGGATACTTCGCGGGTTCCCACCCCAGTAACTCCTCAGCCACCCACTTGAGCAGGTCAAGGTCAGTCATCGCCCCACCTTCGTTATGAACCACAAAACACCTATGCACATTAGGAGGATTGTCAATATAGGGGTATCAGTATTTATTGTCATGACTTATCCCCCTACGCTGCCGGATGCCCCTGATCCTTCCGTTGCGCCCGCCAGCGGACCCACCGCGCGAGTAGATGGGCGATTAGATAGAACGTCACGGCCCCAACGATGCCGCCAACGGTACCCTCGATAACGTGGCCGAGGAGGGTGGAGTCGGTCACGGATTCTGCAAACTCATCGGTAACATTGGTTGCTCTTTCCCACATTTACAACAGACCCATACTATAGTTTTAGACGCTGCTGAACTACTGGGCACGGATGCCATGCGTGTTTTGCAATAACAATGGAATCCTGTGTCTAGAACCGGGCAAAGTTCAGAATCAGCCACGGCTTACTCCATCTCATCCACGATATACGGCGGGTCATCCTGAAACGCCTCCTCTGTAAAGCCCCCATCCGCCACGATGGCAAGGAGGGCGAGGATGAAGGCGAGGACGATCATGGCTTCCTCAGCAATTTAATTGAGTAAACTTTTTGATTGGCGTGAGGGCCTCCACAGGACTCACATTTCATTGCCATCCTCACTTTCATTTATAAGGCCATCCGCGCACGGGCCGGGCTTGATACCGACTTTTCTATCCAAGACCCCTGTCTGCTCTTCCAGCCTCATCACAGACAGACCTGATAGACAATGGGGAGGCTCTCCGTGCGTGTCCTACCACGCCGCCGTGCGCGGATTTCTAATCCCTTATCCACAGTTCAGCATACTCCTGATCCATGTCGTCGGGCTCTCGTAGACCGAACTCAGGTCCGTACCAGAAGACGTGTTGACAGCCAGGACACTTCAGAATTACCGCCACACCACCCCTTGGGCCACTCAAGAGCCCTTCTGTATTTTTACAGAGAGGACACTGAAGTCTATTCATGTTACCAAGCTCCCCCTCCAATTTTATAATCCGCGCACGGGCCAGCTAGCTAGGCTGACAGTACGTCTATCCCGCTTCAGCAGCCTGATAGGCCAAGCTACTATCTGGGGCCGTGCGGACCTGCCATTACTGGCTCATCCTCACTCCTTACGGTGCCCGTAGCACCCCAACGGATTTGACAATCCTCGGCTCACGCCGCCGTGCGCGGATTCTCATACTTAGAATCCCCTCTGTCGCGCCCGGACCTCCTCGAAGTCCTTACGCACCTTCACTGCGTGCTTGGCATGGATGATCCTCGCCAGCCTGATGGTCTCGTTGCCGAGTCTCTCTATTTCCGCCAGATCGGCAGGGTCGGCACTTGCCAGGTCGAGGGGCACGGTAGCGATCATATGCTCCCAATCCAGGCCAGCCTCCAGAACCGCGTCGGCCAGAACGTGGTCTCCCAAGATCTCCCGCGCTGTGGGCTCCGCGATCAGGGCCACCGCCTCGGCATCGGTGAGCATCTTCGCCCTGGTCTGCACGGCGGTAACTCCAGGGGGTCGGAACGCGAACGGAGGAAACTCTTCTGGCGTCTCTTTCGTGCGATCTTTTGGATAGGCCATGTCGTCATCCTCCTCTCGGGTTTGGCCAGGGTTCGTGCGCTGATTCTTTCAATCCCTTCCGTGCTTATGCCCAAACGGTCCCTTGATGTCCAGGTCGATCTTGTTGATGACGGAACCCCCCTGACTTGTCGAAACAGCCCCGGCATTGCTCGTAGCGGTCCCGCTCGCATTCACGTTCGTCGTACTCGGGCGAATGAGCGGGAAGAACGCGCCGATCGCTGCTCCCGTAATCAGGTGCTCAAAGAAGGTCTCGCTCGACGCGATGTTCGCTTCGAGATCCTTGCAACTTTCAGCGATCTCCTCGCCCTTCTCGTTCGCACCGAGCACACACCGTTGCTGGTACGGAATCACGTAGTCGGTGCCTATGAAAAATCGTATCCCCTCGCGCCCGTAGGTCCGCACGACAACCCGTTTCCCGCCCTCAAATCCAGCCGGGATGTCCACAAACTGCGTGGTGAAGTTCGCGCACCCTGCCAGAAAGGCAATGGATAGCCACAGCATCAATAGCACGATCATTGGTCATCCTCCTTGGTGAATTGTTTGCGAAATGAGAGTCCAAGCCAGATCAGCCCGACAATGGAGCCAATGAGCCAGGCGGCGATGATGAGGGGGGCGGTTATGGCTGCCTCCGATTCGCCGGCCAGCACTCCGGATGATCCCGGAGGCCGTCAAAGATTTCGCTGCTTGTCCAGTAGAAATAGGCGATCGCCGCGAGCTGTTTCCCCATGACACTCGCCCACCACGCCTCCTGCTCCTCGATCTTCGCACACCCAGGAAAGACCCAATCGTAGCCCCCGAAGGCTTGGAGTGTTCCCACCACGGAGGCCTGGCTACCCGAGACAGCGTCCTTCCACTCGCGGAGTCGGAACGGATAGAGGTATTCCTGCCACCACTGCTCGAGGGCGTTGCCCTTCTTGTACGGATACTCGTGGTGGGCAATCACCGCATGGTCCAGGTCAAACACCCCAAGCTCCTTGGCCAAGTCGACGTTCCCGTAGTCCACATACCGGAGCTCTGTTGCGTGGGCCAGCCTCCATGAGCGGTAGGCATCCGGCCGGTCCTCCGGTTCCCCGAAGTAGACGTACAGCCGAGAGTCGGCGAATGTCACCACCTGTTGCACATCGAAGGCAATGTACCCGTCAAAGCCTGCCGCCTTCACCTGGGCCACGGTCTCCGGCCGACTGTCTGCCACGTAGATCAGGCGAGTGATGGGGCTGGTGATCCGTGGGATCGGGGGTGCGGCACAGGAGGACAACAGGATCACCAAGGATAAAATCCGGGTGAGGGGCCTGCTCATCTCAGCCCCCCTTCCGCCGCTTAGGCTTCACTCCGTGTCGCTGTGGCATCAGTATTTCTTTTTGCCGCCCTTCTTTTTCTTGATCGCTTCCACCCCCCTCTTCGGTCAATTCCCGGAAGGCTCCGCCCTGGGCAGAGATGAGCTGCACCAAGGAGGAGTGAGGGTCCGGGCTGGTCATCTGGATTCCTGCAATGACCACGGGATCCGCTAGGAGAATTTGCTGTGCAACTTCTTGCTGCATTATTTCTATCGAGGACCAGTCGCAATCCATCCCGATTGAGCGCAATCCCAGGCTTCGCGCTACCAAGGGCGTCGTGCCTGTTCCCGCAAAAGGATCAAGCCAGATTCGGCATTCAGGGAACATCCGCATTGCCCCATAAGGGATTTCCTTCACGAAGGGCGCGGGGTGCCCTCTTGGTCTATTGCGGTCCTCAGCACCTATCCATGGTTGGGGAGCGAAGATGATCCACACCCCGGGCTTCGGCTTCATCGTCATGACCATCATTTCACAAGATAGATAGGCACGGGTCCACCCGCGACCGAATTGTCCATTGCACGTCACCAGATTCTCGCTGGCAGCAATAATGGGGACGGCCATTTCCCAGTCCCCGACCGAGGCGTAGATGAAATGCTTCTGGATCATCAGCGGGAGTACCCAGCACACCGGGCCTCGAGCGACCCTGACGCACTCCGCATAGCACTCCCTGAGAAACGCAATATAGTCTTCCCACCGATCCCACGAGTCATTCGGGTATCTCTTCTTGGCGTTATACGGTGGACTCGTCACTATCCCGTCCACGCTCTTGTCCTTGAGCCGCCGCGCATCGCCCTGGAGAATCAGAAGGGACATAATTCCTCCAGCCGCCGCCGATTCACGCACGGTGCCAGCCCCGCTGCCATGGGGGAACGGAGGACTGGGCGAAACCTGCACCGTGCGTGACCTCCCCTCAGAAGCAGTACGTCGTACACACGCCTCCCGAACAGCACGTTTGGCAGAAGATCACCCTCCCATCTGGTGCGTACACCGTCGTCGTCGTACAGGTCGCATACACCACGCCCTGGACCGCTACGACGAGTAGAGCGGCCGCCAACATCGCGCGAGCTGCCCTCCCCATAGGTATTGCTCCTCTTTGGCCTTGATCTCAAAGCCGCTGTCGGTCTTGTCCAATACCAGCGTGGCCCGTCGCATCAGCCACACCGCGCGGGTCTTGGTTGGCTTCGCCCACCCGTGGACTTCCGCCAGTCCGCCGGACGCTAGCCACTTCTTGAGCCGCGGGTTGTAAACCGCCTTCAGGACCCGGTCCCGGAACTCGGTCAGCACGGTGCTCTGGGTCATGCCTGCCTCCAAGAAGGGCTTTGGCCATTCCCCTGGCCGGAACCAGAAGATATCGCCGAAGCCGTACATATCCCGGGTGAAGGCAAGGACCTTGCCCCCTGCGCCCCGGCCCGGGATCCGGTAATTCCGCTCCACATCCTCGACCTCGTGCCCCTGGCGCCGATGCCACTCGAGGCTCTTGTGCTTGACCGTAGTGCGCTTTTTCTTTTTGACCTCTTCTCTCAAAACGGAACTCCATCGCTCACGACATCAAACCGGCGACCGGGACGGTCGAACACCACGGCCATCTCGCCCGTGGCACCGTCCCTCGCCTTTGCGACGCTCATCATGAAGCGGGCTGCGGCCTTGCTCATCTCCTCGGGCTTCGCCCACAGGAAGGTCACGCTGTCTGCTTCCTGCTCAATCTCGCCTGACTCTCGGAGGTCGGCCAACGTCGGCCGCTGTGACCGCCGCGCCTCCACCGCCCGGTTGAGTTGGCAGACAACCACCGCAACGCACTCGTGGATCCGCATCATCATGCGGAGTTCGCGCAGGATGTCCCCGACCTCTTCCGCCCGCGTCTGTTCCTTGTTCTTTCTTGCCCGCTTGAGATACCCGAGGTGGTCGATGAAGACGAGCCGGATTTGGCCCTCGTCAAGGCACCACGAGAAATCTGCGACGAGGTCGTCCCATGTCTTCGCGGGCGAGTCCAGAAGATAGGCCTGCCTGGGGCTCTCTCGCTGCTTCTTCGCCAGCCTGACCGCCCTCGACACACCGATCTCGAGCGGCACAAAGAGCGTCGGCAGCCCCCTCGTGGCGAATGACGTGGCCCACTGCATGGCGAGCGTGGTCTTGCCTCTGCCTGGCCTCCCTGCAATGACGTGGATCGTCCCGGGGATCAGTCCCCCCACCATGCGATCCCACTCATCAAATCCCGTCACCAGCGTTGGCCCATCCATCTCGGCAGGTATAGCCTCGGCAACTGACACCAGACGCCGCTGGACTTCGCCGTTGCCCTCGATGTCTCGCCACAGCGTCCTCAGCTTCGACCGCTTCTCGGCTGGCGGGGCATCCTCGCTAAGCAGGTCATTCATCTTAGCAACCGCATGGCGAGACCGATCCTCCCAGGAGAACTGCTTGAGCTTCGAGATCCACCATGCCTGTCGAACATCCGTTTCCTCAAATGGGAGCGACTGTAGCAAAGGACGGAGCTTCGGATTCTCATCGGCAAAGGATGGCAGGCATAGATCCTCCCCCCTCAGAGCCCAAAGCCGCAAAGCCCTGAACGCCTCTCCGTGGGCTGGGTGCATGTCCTCTGGATCGAGGAGGCGCAGTGCTGTTCCATAGTTCTCCGTATGGTAGAAGCAGTTCGCTAGCACCATTGCCGAGGTCTTCTCCTTGGTGAGGATCATTCCGACACCTCCCACTGAGGCCCGTGCTGGATTTCATCCGGATCCGCCTTGGCCGCCTGAAGATAAGACTCAAACTTGACCCCGAAGAGCGTCTCTGGCCGTAGGTACTCGTGCATCTTCGGGTCGTTTGCCCAGGTGGTTACCTTGTAGTCAACGACCACTCGCACATCCTCAAGCGTGAAGCTTTCGCTGGCTCTCGCAGCGAGGTGGGCAATGGTGGTCTTCGTGTTGGGGCTGAATCTCTTGCCGGTTCTCTCGTTGAGGTATGCGATAGCATCGGAGATGAAGCCGTTTAAGGAGGGGATGTCGGGCTTGCCCGACAATGTCTTTCTCTTTTTCTTAGGGATTAGGGATTGGGGATTAGGGATCAGGGATACTGAGTTAGGGATTAGGGATATTGGGTCTGTAACACGGTTACACGGTCGGTTGACGGTCGGCTGACTGTCAGGTGACGGTCGGCTGACTGTCTGCCAACGGTCAGGCAACCGTTGCTTAAATAACGGATATGTCTCAAAAAAATCGTTTACAATTAGAACAGACGAGCACTGCTCAAGGTCAGTTTCGACGGCTTGGAGCATCCTGGGAGACTTCGGGGTTCGCTTGAACCGCTTGCGGACGAACACCCAGGATCCGTCCCTGATGATCCTCCGACGATCGGCAAGGCTGGAAAGGTAGGCCCTAACCTTGGCCAGCGGAAGCTCTGTGTCCGCAGCAATCTGTTCATCCGTTGCCCTGTAGATGCCGGAGGGTCTGGTACGTTCGTTCGCAAAGAGGTAGGCGTAAAAGCCCTTATTCTCGAAGGGGAGGCCCTCAAGTTTGTCGTCGTTCCAGAGGCCGCTGTAGAGCGGATGGTATTCGCCCATCACGACTCCGCTCTACAGGGTGTGCCCGGGGATTCGTTCAGAAGAGGGGGGAACGGCTTTGTTGGCGAGACTTGGTGGCCCCAGCGGGATTCGAACCCGCGTTTCCGCCTTGATTCGACGGCGATAGCTTGACTTTCGCTAATTGCCCCAGAAACTAAACTGGCTCCTGGCCAGAGATCTCCTCCCCGAAGGCCAGATCGACCAGGCGCCGGTCCTCCTCCAGGAGGTGGATATACACCGTCGTCGTGTCCACCCGGGCATGGCCGGCGAGCTTCTGGATCCGCCACATGTCCTCGGCCCGCGTCGCCCGCAAGGCGAGTTCCGTCAAGTAGGTGTGTCGGAACCAGTGTGGGCTCACGTGCGGCAAGCCCGCTCTTCTCGCGTAGGTCTTGATCGTCCCGTAGAGGCTTGTTTGAGACAGGCGCCGCCGAGTCCGGCTCAACAAGACCGGACCGCCGACCGGCTTCCCCCTTCGCTCCCACAGGATCATCAGATGCTTGACCGTCAGGGGCGAGAGCGGCATGTAGCGACGCCGCTTCCCCTTGCCGTGCCTGACGAACCAGGACCGCTTCACCAGATCGAGGTCTGGCCAGTCGGTCATCAGGAGCTCGCGTCTTCGGCCCCCCGCCTGCCACATCAGCAGCACCGCCACCCGGTTCTGGTAGGCCTGCAGCCGCTGGTCCTGGACTGCCTCCCTCCAATACCGGGCCGCTTGGCCCAGGCTCAGGGCCCCCTTTGGGTGCCAGACCTCCGCCCGCGGTCTCGGGACCAAGGCGACCGGGTTCCCCTTGACTAACCCCTCCCGTTGCAACCAGCGGAAGAAGGCTGAGAGCGCGGCGAGACGCATCCGGATCGAGGCCGGCGCGAGGTTCCGCTCCCGCATCTCGGCGGTCCAGCCGCGCAGATGTTCCTTCGTGATCCGCGACTTCTCGGCTTTCTTGCCCTGGGATCTCAGGTAGGTCCAGAACCAGCGGTAGGCCCGCCTGTAGGCGTCGATCGTGGCTGGGCTCCTCCCCTCCTCCTCGAGCGACTGGAGGAACTTGTGGACCCAGTCTCGGCTGACCACGACCGCCTCCGTGATGGGGCGCCCATGATAGCCGGATGAGCGAGTGAGCGTCAAGGTGGAAACCTTGCAACGCGCTACCCCCGGTCAGTATTGACTTTCAACGGCCTCCCGAGAGCCGAGGTATTTCGTTGCAAACTGGACGTTCTCGTAACGCGAAAGCTCTTGCTCGACCTGTTCTTGCTGGCCGATACTCTGTGTGAAAGCTCGCATCGCCACGAGGCCGACATAGAGAGCTTCCCTCATGGCATCTTGCAGCTTCAGGCGTGGATGGGTTTCGCGGCGCCACGCTTGGTACTCCTTGGCCATCTCCTTCAACTCCGAAGGAATCCGGATGTGAGTCACCTCGGTCTTCTTGCCGTTCACAGCGTCACGCCGCATTGGATCGCTCGTTGGATAACCCGAGCAGGTAGTCGGTGCTGGTCTCGAAGACCTTCGCCAGCATCCTCAGGTCCTCGCTGTTGGGGTCCGCTCGGCCACACTCCCAATGGCCGACCATGCCCCGGGACTTCGGCGGCTTCATCATTCTGCCGAGGCCCTCCTGGGTGAGCTTCGGCTTGGCCCCCATCCGGAGAGCCTTGATACGCAAAGCGAGTGTCCGGTTCGCCATCGAGTCGCCTCCGTCATCCGCTCACTATACTAGCCCTGATTTTGCGCGTGTCAAGAACTTTTTTTCAGTGGGCAAACAGAAAAGGTCCGGCTATGATACCGCTCATGAAACGAGCCAAGGAGTTAAGTCGCACCATCCTCGACGCTTTGAAGCGCCACGGCTACAAGCAGGACATTCTGGCGCCTGTGGTGGGCCGGAGCAGACAAATGGTCAATAAAAAGCTCAACCTGAAGAGTCCGTTCACTTACGAAGAGGTGGCCAGGATCAGCGATTTTCTCGGGATTCCAGACCTTTGCAGCCAGGGGAAGTCTTCCAGCGCAGGGCACGATCCAGCGGCACGCGCTTTGCTTACCTTTCTCTCTATGCTACCCTCAGACCAGAGAAAGGAGTTTTACCGTGCTGCCGCGACCATCCTTCAGGGGTACGTTGCTACGCGGCGCCCATCGCAGGCGCTCCAGATCCTTCGCGCCGCCAGCAAGAGGTAAGAAGATCATCGACTTCAGGACGGCGAAGATGGCTAGGTTGCTCCACACGATCAGAAAAGCCGCGCTGTCTGTTGCCGTCGTGGCAGGACTGGCCGCCTGCGGGCCAACCGCCTACCAGGCGTACTACCGTGACTGCGTCCGGGCCGGCGATCCCGAGCACATCTGCCGGTACCAGGCCGAGATGATGCGCCAGCAGGCGATTCAGACCAACATCGGGATCATCCAGACCTTCAAGCCCGCCCCGCCCCCACCCCAACGGACGATCATCTGCACAGACTTGGGGGGCGGTAGGGTGAGCTGCCAGTAACCCCCCTCCTGAGGACCCCCCCTTTTTTCCCTAAAAAAGTTCTTGACACGATCTCGTCTGGTGCTCATACTATGAGCGGAGGTGAGAACCATGGACAGCCCGTTGGACCCGAGATACTTGGACGGCCTCGCCGATGGCCGCAGGGATGCCGCCTTGGCGGACGACCCAGACATCAAGGGGTTTGTGGAATCCCCCGCCATGGACGAGGGGGAGAAGCTCTACACGCTCGGCTATCTCTCTGGGTGGAACCATGAGGTCTTCGCAAGGCTCCCGAAGGAGAGCGTCGATGGCCGAGTGGCCTGAGCAGGCCTACCAGAAGGTCGCCGCACATTGGGCGAACTGCCCCACTTGTAAATCGGCGGGGGGAGAGGAGGCCGGACTCAAAGACCTCTGCCCTACTGGTGCGGTGCTGACGGAGCAGTGGTGGAATGCGGAGAGGACCTGGGCCGAAGCAGAGAGGGAGAAGCGATGAAGTGCTGCGGACGCGAAATGGAAGAAATCGAACCAGCGCATGACGAAACCAAGGGTTTACACGGATCACAAGAGCCATACCTGTATTGCGCTAGCTGTGGACGTGAAGTTCCTTGGTCTATCTATAACAACCCGGACCTGGACGAATCAGAGCTCCAAGCCATGCACGACCAAGCTGCATGTTGGGAGGGAAGGTAAAGCCGTGCTCGCCTATTGCTGTCTCTACGTCGGCGCCCCTCTCTTCGGACGGGTCGATCAGGTGTCGGGGCTGTCACCTTCATCCAGACGAGTGCAACTGCTACGTGACAGGGCTGAAGATCGTGTCCATTCTTACAGGAGGGATGGTGAAGTGACCACCTGGATATATATCAAGTCAGAACCCCAACTATGGACGGTCGGCTTTTATGATCCAAACGGGAAGTTCCATCCCGACAGCGACCACACGGAATCAGAGGATGCGGCGGAAAGGGTCCATTACCTAAACGGGGGGAACCAATGACACCCGTGCTTGAGGATCCCGCGCACCCGAATACCTACTTCCTCTGCGCCGAGTGTGGGGATGAGACGCGGCCACGGACGCGAGAGGAGGAGGAACGGGGTCTTTGCTGGAACTGCGCCTTCTGGCAGACCTGGGTGGAGCGCAAGGACCATCCGGCCTACCGGGAGCACATCGTCCGGATCGGGGCCAACCACTACCTACTCGCCCCGGAGGATTCCTTCGCCAGACCCCGGGGCCTCTGCGGCACCCGCCTTGCCATCCTGTTCAAGGACGGACGCCGGGTCGAGACCAGCAACCTCTGGCATCAGGGCGTGATCCCGATGCGGTGGCGGATCCGGTTGCCAGACAATGCGACGTTCGTAGCAGCTGGAGGAGGATGAGCAATGAGGTTCTTCGTGATCGACAATGTCATCTGGATTCGCTTCATGGACGCGAAGCAGCGCGGGGTGCGCTATCCCAGGTGGAAGATCGTGTGGCGATGGATTTTTGGCTAAGGATGGGGCAATGCTAACTATACGCCCATGGCTAACCCGGTATAAGGCGACCCTTCTTTTCCTGCACTGTGCGAACTGCGGCAGTCCTTTCGCCACGCATCATTCCGAACTTAGAAGGGGTGGCGGGATATTCTGTGGCCACAAATGCCGGGCCGAATTTCGATCTCGGGTGTGTAAAAAGCAGTTTTGGTCCAGGGTTATCAAGACAGACCATTGCTGGATCTGGACAGGTGCGCTGACTGGTCCGGGATACGGCGAATTTACCTTGAACGGCAAAACCCGATCAACCCACATCTGGGTTTGGGAGCATTTCAACGGACCAAGACCAGAGGGCATGAGATTATTTGTATGCCACCGTTGCGACAATCGTTCATGCGTGAGACCGGATCACCTGTTTCTTGGCACTCCGAGCGACAACGTGCAAGATGCTGTCCGAAAAGGAAGAATGGGGAGGAAAAGACAATGAATCCTAAGCACACGGAAACCGTACCGGTACCTACGGGTAGTCAGCATGGACATGAGCAGCCACTTCCTCAGAAGTTTGAAACAACGCCCGGTGGAGCAGAGATGATGTCCCAGGGCCTTGTTGACATCCTGATGAGGGTAGCTGACCGAAGACCTCGGGACGAAAAGAAATTCATAGTGGATGCCCTGGCCGAACTCGAGAACGTCCCGGAAGAAGCGCATCTCGCTTTTTACTCTATCCCGTACCGCGAGAGGTCCGGGGATGAGACAGGCAAGACCACGATGATCGAGGGTCCATCTATTCACGCCTCCCTGCCCCTGGCGCGACGATGGGGCAATAATGTATCGGGTTGCCGCCAGGTAGGCGAAACCGACACCCACTGGAACCTTGAGGGCTATAGCTTCGATGCCGAAACGGGTTTCGTTTATATCCGCCCGTTTCAGCAAAGCAAAATGTATAAAGTCGCAGGGCGCTTTGTCGAGGCTGGAGCGGATCGAAAAATGATGCTGTACCAGTCGGCAGTATCCAAGGCCATCCGCAACGCACAACTCGGGATGATCCCCAAATTCTACACCGCAGCCTACGTGGCCAAAGCAAAGGCGATAGTGGCTGGCAAGTGGGACACGAAGACGAACCCCAAGGCGGTTGAGGGCCTCCTTCGGTCCTTCGCTGCTATGGGCGTCCCACAGGAGATGCTAGAGCGGTCCGCTGACAAGCACATCTCGGAATGGACTGGAGATGACGTCGCCACCCTCCGCGGCCTGTTCAACGCCATCCAGGACGGACAGGTGACGCTCGACGAGGCCTTTGGGAGTGGAGAGGCCGAGGCACCACCCGATCCGCAGACGAAGGCCCAGGTGGCACAGGAAAAGGCGGCGACCACTCAATCTCCGACTCCGCCGAAGCCACCGACTGAGCCCAAACAAGAGAAGGCGGGGGCGGTGAAGCCTACCGATGTCGCCAGCGATTTCAAGATCAAGCAGGTCCACAAGATCCTCAGCACTCACGGGATTGAGTTGAAGCTACTTCCCGAGAACCCAACTGAGTCTGAGGCCATGGAGATCATCAACGCGGGGTCCAAGAAAACGAAGACCCTTGAGGTCTTGGAGCAGATCAGGAAGGTCAGGGAAACGAAGCAGTGAAGGATCTCGTCATCGACAGGGTGGCAGGATTATACCGCTTCGAGCACGAGGGTAAACGCTACGCTTTCCCGAGCATCACGGAAGTCCTTGGCGCGACCGTATCATGGAACCCCTGGGCGAACGAGGAACACCGTATCAGGGGAAGCTACGTCCACAAGGCCTGCGCCATTTTGGATGGCGCTGAGGATGCCTCGGGGCTGGACTGGGACACCCTCTTTCCCCCCTATGTCCCTTACATCAAGGCCTACGCGAAGTTTCAGAAGGAGTCGGGCTTCGTGTCCATGATGAGCGAGCAGCCGGTGTGCTCCATGAAGCACCGATACGCCGGAACCTTCGACACCCTGGGAACACTCCCAGTGCTCAGGAGGCGCAAGAACGCCGTGGCCCTGGTGGAGCGCAAGACGGGATCGGTCGAACCGTGGACCGCGCTCCAACTGGCCGCCCAGGAGCAGGCCTGTACGGAGTACCTCAAGATGAAGGGACCCATTTTCCGCCTAGCCGTAGAACTCCGGGCAGACGGGAACTACCGGACCGAGGAGTATCAAAGAGCGTCAGATTTCAGCGTGTTTTTGGCATTGCTGGCCGGGTTCAACTGGATGCTGGAGAACGAGAAGCTCAACAAGGGAAGGAGGTAGCAATGGTCACACACACGGAGATCGAGCGGGCGACCGCGACGGTCCAAGAACTGTCGCCAAGAGTCCAGTCCTTCCTAGAAGAGGTCAAGGAGTTCACCATCATCGTGCCTGAGCACTACCAGGAAGCTGGCGACTGGCTTCGGTCCATCAAGGGGCGCCTGAAAGAAGTCGAGGATCGCCGCAAGTCCTTGACATCACCCCTCGATGAAGTCAAGAAGCGGATCATGGATTTGTTCCGACCCATCGAAGCGATTTACTCCCAGGCCGAAACGCTCCTCAAGGACAAGATCAAGCTCTACAGGGACGAGCAGGAGCGGATCCGGCAGGAGCAGGAGACCAAGGCACGTGTCGCTGCGGCCAAAGAGCAGCAACGCCTTCAGGGCCAGGCCGATACCAAGGCGGCGAAGCTGGAGCAGCGGGGGCTTTGCGACGCGGCGGCGGAGATCAGAAATGCGGTGCCGGAGGTGACCCTTCCGGTGATTCCTCAGACCGAGGTGCCGAAGGTCGCTGGGCTGGCGTTCCGGGAGCACTGGGCGTTCCGGATCACGGATGCCGACCAGGTGCCCCGAGAGTATTGCTCTCCGGACGAGAAGAAGATCCGTGCAGTCGTAGAGGCCCTCAAGGCCAATACGAACATCCCTGGCGTGGAGGTCTGGCGGGACGACAGCGTGGCATCCGGGCGGGGGTAGGGAGTGGATCAAGACAACCTTGACGCCCTTGAAATCCTCTCATCAGAGAAATACTGGCCGAAGCTGACGAAATGGGAGCAGCAATTCCTCGACTCTCTGGAGCGACGGGACCATTGGACAGAACGGCAGCAGGAGTTTTTAGACCGGATCTGGAAAGAAGTTGTGGTGGAGAGGCGAAGGGAATGACCGTCCACCTTTACGCTCGCCCATTCCAGCCGCTGACGAAATACGTTGACCATGTTCTGGTTGGCATGGGATTCTCAGTCCGGAAGGCCACCCGGAGGAATCATCCGCGAAAACTCTTCCGCTGTTGGATCTGCAAGAGGCTTAGGTGGGCCAAGAATCTGACGGTTCAAGTGTATTATGACGAGATGGTAATCTCCTGCAGGGAGCACCATGGCTGACAAATCCGCCATCGAATGGACGGACGCCACCTGGAACCTGTTGCTCTCCCATCCGTAGAAAGTAGGGAATCATGAGCCGGATCATCCTTGGCAAGTCCTGGGAGTCACAGCCGAAGAACATCTCCCTAGACCTCGATCTGTTGCTCCGGACCAGGATGCTTATCCAGGCCAACTCAGGAGGAGGGAAGAGTTATCTCCTCCGCCGCCTCGCCGAGCAGCTCTTCGGGAAGGTCCCAGTCCTCATCGTGGACCCCGAAGGCGAGTTCGCCACCCTCCGAGAAAAATATGGGTATGTCCTAGCTGGGAAAGGCGGGGAGACCCCGGCCGATCCTCGGTCGGCTGGGTTACTGGCCCAAAGGCTTCTCGAGCTCCAGGCCTCGGCGGTATGCGACCTCTACGAGATGAAGTTGTCTGACCGGCACCGATGGGTCCGGACCTTCTTGGAAGCGGTGATCGACGCCCCGAAGAAGCTCTGGCGGCCAACCGTGGTGGTCGTGGACGAGGCCCACACATTTTGCATGGACCCAGAAACAGAAATTCTGACAAGTTCCGGATGGAGAGGGATAACCGAAGTAGAAGTTGGGGATCGAGTTGTTGCCTTCGATCCAACGAGTGAATTATACCGAGAAGAACCTATTCGTCGGATCATAGTTCAAAATCACTCTGGGCCGATGGTAGGACTCACAAGCGATGGGATTGATGCGCTTGTTACTCCAGACCACCGAGTAGTTTTGCGTCGAATGCAGCGGGCACAATATCAGGGTCGAAAAGAAAGCGTCAAGAAAAGGCGACCCAAATACCTCACCTTATATCCATGGACTTTTTGTCACGCCTCTTCGGTTCCTCATCACGCATATATTCCAATCGGTGGAGGACCGGATGGTCCCGGTCTAGCAAGACTTTCAACGGATCTAAGCCGCCTATTGGGCTGGGTTATTACGGATGGGAGCTTTGTGGGGTCGTGCGGCGGCAAATACTTGCGCTATCTTTCGATTTCCCAATCGACCGCGACTCTCAAAGCAGGAAGAAGGATGATTGCTGAGATGCAATCCTTGCTCAGTCGATTTGGCTCGCATTCGGTATATTCACGGCCAGAAAGGGAAAGTGTGCGTCCTGATCGCACCGTGAGACACTCTCAGAGCAAAGAATTCTATCTCGGAGAGCGATTATCGCGTCTGGTGATGGGCTGGCTTGGTCCAGACATTCACCGAATTCCCCGAGTCATTCTAAGCCAAGGGTCTAAGCATCAATTGCGAGCCCTATACCAAGGCCTCTTAGAGGGGGACGGAACCTCATACATGGGACGCTGGACGACTTTTTATCCTGGGAAAAATGAGGGATTGGCTGACGATTTTCAGGAACTTGCAACAAGACTAGGAATCAGTACGACCAAGCGTTTTGTGTGGAGCATAGGCCAATGGAGGGTCCTTATAAGCAAGCGACGTCACCACTATGTCCGGAAACCGAATTCCCATGTTTACTCTGGAATCGTCTGGGATATTACTGTTCCTTCAGGTGCTTTCGTAGCGAGGCGGCGAGGAAAGGTCTTTGTAACTGGAAATTCCCCCGAGAAAGGCCATGGGGAGTCGGAGGCGGCCGACGCCATGATCGGTCTGGCCACCCGGGGGAGGAAAAGGGGCTTCGCGGCCGTGTTCGCTACCCAGCGATTGGGGAAGCTCCGGAAGGACGTGGCGGCCGAGCTCCTCAACGTCTTGATCGGCCAGACCTTCATCGACATTGACCGGAAGCGGGCAGCCGAGGCCCTCGGTATCCCCCCGAACGAGCAGCGGCGCTTCTTCGACCAGATCAAGGTGATGGAGCCAGGAACATTCTGGGCCCTGGGCCGAGCCGTAGCGATCGAGCGGGTCCTCCTGAAGGTCGGGTCGGTGGAAACGACCCACCCGGAGCCAGGCTCCACAAAACATGCTGCGGCGCCCCCACCGCCCCCAGAGAAGGTCAAGGCCCTGCTGCCCAAGCTGCAGGATCTCCCAAAGGAGGCGGAGGATAAGGCGAGGACGGTAGCCGAGTTCCGGGCGGAGATCGGACAGTTGAAGCGGGAGCTGGCGGCGGCGAAACATACTGCGACTACGGTTCCACCATTGCAGCGTGAGCCACAAATCAGGGTAAAAGAAGTCAGGGTTCCGATGCTGAAGAAAGGCGATGTGGGCCGGATTGAGAAGGCCATTGCGTTCTTGGCAAAGGTTACAGATCGGATGGCCCGGGCTCAACAGGTTGTCGTGACCGAGTTGGGTCTGATGCGCGATGCGTTCAAGAAAGAGGCTGTAAAGCCCTATACAATCAGTGTGCCTCCACCCACGAAACCAATACTTGACCAGCGCAGCCTCCACTTCAAGCAGCACGTTCGCAATGTGGTGGAAGGTGCGCGGCAACCACTGCGCATAGGTGATGACTTCCACCCAAGAACCGTGGCTGGTTCCCTTCCCAGGGGAGAACAGATCAGCCTGACCGCCGTGGCGCAGTACCCAGAGGGCGTGGATCGTCAGCAGCTCTCCATTCTCACCGGCTACAAGCGGTCCAGCCGGGACTCCTACGTTCAGCGGCTCAAGGACCGAGGATTGGTGGGGGTCCGGGGTAACCGGATCATGGCCACGGATGAGGGCCTCCTAGCATTGGGGTCAGATTTCGAGCCCCTTCCCACTGGCGAAGCTCTCCGGGACTACTGGATCCAGAAACTCCCCCAGGGGGAAAAGGCAGTCTTGCAGGTCTTATTGAAGGCCTATCCGGATTCGGTCGATCGGGATGCCATATGTGAGATGACCCAGTACCGCCGCTCCAGCCGTGATGCCTACCTGCAAAGACTCCGGGCCCGCCAACTCGTATCGGATGACGGGCCCAGAAGGGTTAAGGCGTCCCCGCTGCTTTTCGACTAGTAGAGGACGTTATACGGGAATCCCTGTGGGCTACAGTGGCTCGGCCAGTATTTCTTGCCGCCCTCCTTCTCAATCACCCCACCTTCCCCGGCGAACTGCGTCTCGCAGTAATACTTCGGCGCACATCCACCAAGGGCAATGACCGTCACGATCGACAGCAACAGCACAATCCGGGTCATCCGCCATCACCTCCCTTTACGGTTCTTGGAGCAGCTCATGGAGCATACGGCTGGCCGTATCTCCGGAACCGATCAAGGCCGCTTCCTGCTCCGGGGTTAACTCGTCCTTCCGCGCGAGTTGCTGCACCACATTCACCAGCATCCCCACGGTTTCCAGTAGGTACTTGATCGTCTCCTTGTCCACCGGAATAATCATGTGGTTCCCTCCTTGCGCCTCCTGCCTACTCGAGCAGGGCCCCCTGCGTCTTCTGGACGAAGCCGGTCACGGGCTCAGGGACCACAACGCCAGCTTGCGTCAGGATGTCGTAGGCGTTAAGAACGAAGTTGGTGATCTCCGTCAGGATCGACATAGGGGTAATGGCGTTGGGATCCGCCTTGGTGAGTTCCATCGCCCGCTTCGCTGCGTCCCACGCAATGTCGTAGCCTGCCGTGAGTTTCGCGCAGTTCTCCTTGGTCAGGGGCTTCATCCAGTTGGTCCTGAGTGTCTGAGCCTCGGCCACCAAACCTGCCGATTCGAGGGTACCCGCCTGCGAGTAGGCCCGATCCTTGGACTGGCGGCATCCCTTCAGGATCGTCTGCCCGAGAGCCACAACGACCTGGGCCGATTGCTGGGCCTTGCCATGAGGGGTCGTCGCACAGGCTGACAAGACAAACAGGCAGAGGACGACCAGCCCCATCGTTCGCTTACGCTTCATGGGATTCCTCCTCCCATCCGATGTGGGACTTCCTATGTGGTCGCCCCCGTCAAGGCCTTGATGCCACCGTTACTGAAGAACTTCAGGGCACCCCGAGCACCTACATAGGTCCAGATCGCATAGAGCGCCTCTAGGGGTACTCCAGGGAACAGAATCGGTACCCCGGTAGATGCCAGCGTGACCCAGAACTCGGTGGACATGATCCCGGCCTTGGCGTCTCCGCCGATCTTGGCGAACCCCCTGGAGCCGATGTACGTAATGATCCCCAGGAAGGCCTCCTTCGGCGCCTCGGGGAACACGTAGGTCAGGATCCCCCCGCCAACGGCCAACCAAAACTCTGTCGTTTTCCAGCCATCCCTTAGCATCTGCTTCCACCTCCCTCCGAGACAAAAAAAACCCGCGACGAGGGTGGAATTACCCTCAATCGCGGGCTCTCTACGAGTCGGCCCGAAATCTAGGTTACTATATACCAGTATATATCGAGAATGTCAAGGCCTTGCTGGCATCATCTTCCTGAAGACCTTGGGTCCCTCATGGATGCGCCGTTCCGCCCTCGGGATCTGGGATTCACGGAGTCGTGGTCTCAGACGGTTTCGGATATCCCGGCTGGTGATCGGAAACTCGGGATAGAGGGCGTTCCATCGGTCAATGTCGTCCTTGCCTGGGCTGGTCTCCAAGACCACATCGGCCCCTTCGAGGCGCTGTTGCGCCCGGAGCGACACGACCCGGTCGATGACCGCATCCCGCCGCTTTCTGACCTCGACATAGGCTGACAGGATCATGTCCTGCTCCGAGGCCGTCAAGGACCGGAAGCCCGCCATGTTCAGGAGTACGTCCTTCAGATCCCCCTTGAACTTGAGCATCCCCTTGGGGTCCCGGAAGTCGTAGTCCCCCTCCCAGATTTGTCTGAGGCCTTCCGTCCAGCGGAGCGCCGGTGCCCGCTGTCTTAGAGCGGATATCAGACGTTTGGCTGGCTCTGGGACCACCCCCTTCTCCTCTCCAAGCGCAGCCTCTCCGCCAGCCAAGGCTAGGCTCCCCAGTGGTCCCAAGGCCACGTTGCCGATCGCCTCCGGGACGCTCTGGCCTCGCGGCACGTCCACCATCTGGACCGAGTAGGAGAAGTCGATGCCCAGCAGTCCCGGGAGGCCGTAGGCGATCAGGTTGGCGATCGTCTCCCCGTACTCTTCCTTGATGCGGTTGTAGAGTTCCAGGGTGATGTAGGCCCCGCCCGCAATGGCGATGAGGGGATTCAGTAGGCCCTTCATCCCACCAATGCCAATGTTGGCTCCCAGCCATTTGCCCGCCCCGACAAAATCCTTGTCGGCCAACAGGTCCGCGATCAGCTCGAGGTTCTTGATCTGAAAGCGCCGGAACTGGAAGATCGTGGATTTGACCGGAGCGGTCAGGCCTGTGGACATGGCCCGATAGAGCGCCCGTGGCTGGTCCGTCCGCAGTCCAAGGAACTGACTGTAGATGTTCCCGCGGAGGAAGGCGTATTCGGCTGCCTGGGCATCTTCCAGTCCCATCTTTCGCGCCTTCAGGTACATGGTCAGGAAGGCGACCTCTTGGTTGAAGGTCTCAGGGGCTAAGCCCCGCAGTTGCTCGCGGAACCTCGCCATCTTGAATCTCTTCAATGGCCCCGCCTCTCCGACAAACTTCCCGCCGGCGAGGAACCGGACCCCGTGCTTCTCCAGAAGATCCTTGCCGATCAGCTCTTCGCCGCTCTCAAGGGTCACCTTCCCCAGGTAGAGCCGCCGACCATTCACAAACTCCCTCGTGCTGACGATCGGCCAAAGCGTCTGGAACGTCTGGAGGCGGTTCAGGAAGTGGAATCGCGGGCTCAGGTTCAGGAAGAGATACGCGGACAGAGATTTCGCGCGGTTGGTCCACCGTTCCAAGGCGAACGGCCGGTGGAAATGGCTAAGACCTGGGATCCGCTCCAAGAGGTTGTCGAGCATCTGCGAGGTCTGGCTCTTGTAGCCCCACAGGATATTCAGGTTTGCCTCAAGCTCATCGGCCAGCGTCGATCGCCCCGATTTTCGCACCTTGTCGATCAGGGGTTGGACGGCTCGCCTCGCGTCGGTGACGTGAATCCACCGGGTCAGGCCATGGTTGTAGATACCCAAGACCCACTCGAGGTCTTGGCTGAATCCCGGATAGCCCTCCCGGTGCCGCAGCGACCCCCACCACTTCTTCTTGCCCTCCTTGGTGCCGATGACTCCCTTAAAGGCCCAGGACACATCTTCGGCCCCAATATCCATGGCGTCGGCGATCCGGTTAATGACCATCCACCGCCTCGGCCTCGACACCCGGACTACGTCAGGGTTCACAAACTGCCGCTGATCCACCACATACATCTCCGCCGTCCGCTCGGGGTTGCTGGCATGGTCCTCGTTGATTCTCTTCATAGCCTCGTACCGAGTCCGGGCCGTCCCGATAAAGGCCATCCCCTCGTCGGCCTTGACGAAGATCCGGAAGTCGCCGGGGAAGATATGGGGCAAATACTTGTCGATCCCCCACTCGTCCGGGATCATGCGCTGCAGCTCTTCGGTCGTCTCCTTGGCGACCCGTTTCCGGACCTCCTCGAGCTGTTCCGCCGTCCGACGATGTTTGCCTTCCGGAATCGGGATCTCCTCCCGGACCTTCGTGTCGATCCGGTCCTCGACCGCGGGCCTCAGATCTTCGCGCATCCGCTCGATGATGAGCTGCCGGTCCGCATCGAACTTCTCCCGGAAATACCGGGCCGCCTCCTTGGTCTCCTGGGAGATGTCGGTCCGGGCCTCGATCGCCTCAATATCCTTACCCTCGAAGATGTCCCAAAAGACCTCCCCGGTCTTCCCGAAGTCGGCCTTCGGGATCCGCCCTGTGGCCTCCAGGTCGGTCTCCATCCGGCGACCGAACGCGATGCGCTGGTTGATCTCGCCCAGGTTCAAGGCCCGGATCGCGGCGGCCGCTTCTGGACCGTAGCGCCGAAGCACGTTCGAGGGGGTGCCGATCATCGAGAGCCAGCCGTAGTCCTTCATCGGCTTCTGGATGATGACCTTGGGTCCCTGGCCGGAGACCCGCCGCTCCTCTGCCCTGCCCTCGCGCTGCCATTCTTGGAGCCGCTCAGCCCATTCGTCTTGGGGTTCCTCACCGAAGTCGGCTTTCGGCTCAGAGACGCGGTAGGCAGGCCGAGCCCCCTCTGCCGCCCGCAGCCTCAGACGCTCGCCCTCCCTGAGCCTTCCCAGTGTATAGCCACCTTCAAGCACGCCGATGCCGTGATCCAGGATAACCCCCCCGTCGATGTACCTCTGGGCCGCCCGCTTGATTGCCTCTGCTTGTTCGCCCTTGTATTCCGGATAGAAGCTCAAGGCCGATGTAGCCCCGTATTCTCGTTGCCGAGCCCGCACATAGTCCACTAACTCTCTCCCCCGGAGGAACTTGGCCACCGGCACATCCTCGATCGCCCGTGAAGTAATACCGGAGCGGTATATAAGCGAAACGTAGCCCTCGGGTGTCTTGAGCTGCTGCCCGATGCGGACGAGGTGCTGCCCGTCCTCCACCCGGACCCCGATGAGATCGTGGGCCAGCTCCGGCACGAAGAATTGCGCCTCGCCCGCAGGAATCCGATGGGCTTTTTCGGCTACCCCTTTCGGAGTGGTCCTGAGAACGGTATAGACGCCAGAATCGATGATGACGTGGCCTTTCATGCCGGGGAGCATTGCACTAAAGGTCTCCGTCAACTGAACATCGCTATCAGAGGCAGAGGTCATCCCGCTCGGGTGGTTGTGGAGCATCCAGTACCCATCCGCCCCGAGCCGCTCCATCCGTCGCTTCATGCCCTCGATGGTTCTCGCAACATGCGTCTCCCTGGGCCCCCTTTGCAGAAAAGCCTCAGCCGACCCCGGCATCCGTGACGTAATACCCTCATGGGCGACGATCTTTCCTTCCTTGACATAGAAGATTCGTAGCGTCTCGAATTGCGGGTTGCGGAACACCTGGGCCAGCCCTGCGAGGTCCTGGGCCGTGTGGACCGTCTGGCCCCGGAGGTCCACCCGTCCCTTTTGGTACAGCTCCCGGGTAATTCCGATGCCGAGGATTCTGGCGCCGGCCGCACCGGGAATCCCACGGGGCAGCTTTCCGGAGACCGTAGAGGCCCCTTGGACCGACTGCTCCACGTCCGCGATGGCCTCCTGCGCTCGGACTAGATCGGATTCGGGGGAGTCGGGCCGTCTTTGGTAGAACGGCTTGGGTAGCGGCTCCTCCACGCGAGTCGGTGTCGGCGCCTTGACCTCGGGTGCCTTCGGGGGGAACCGCTCCAAGAGCCGCCCGATTTCCTGCTCCGGGATATGGAAGAAGTTGCCGGCTGGAGAGTATTTGGCCCCATGGCGGAGGAGCTGGTCGCGCTGGGCCATCTTGGCGTTCTCGATCTTGATAAGGCCATCCTGGCGCTGCCGCAGCTCGTACTGGTCCGCCCCCTCCAGTGGCACACGATCGCCAGCCTTCAGGGCCTCCATGACCTGCTCTGGCGTCTCCAGCCGCTCGCGGCCCAGCTTGTGACCGAAGTTCTCCGCCAGCATCGGCATGGTCCCGCGCCTAATCTCGAGGCCGGAGATTTGCCGGTCACCGGCATTGAAGGTGACGTAGCTCCGCTTCGGCACCTCTCCAGCCGCACCGTATTGTCCAACCACCCTGGCCAAAGGTAAATACCTAGCAATCCGATCCATGTGGGGAGTGATGAGGCCCTGGAGGATCCCAAATCGGTGTCCGCTCTCGTCCTTGACTTCGTGGAGGACCAGTTGTGGTTGGAGTTCCGTGGACCGGACGACCTCGCCCCGGTACTTCCGGGTCTTGGCAAACTCCTCCGCCTCCTCCTGCTCTGCCAGCAACGCCTTTCGCTTCTCCCAAAATCTATCGAACGCTTCGTTCGACGCTTCGAGCGGCATGAACTGGAGATCCAGCAAGAAATCTTTCAAGCTGGCCACCGTGGGGTCTTTCGGCAGATCCCGGTATTCGATCATGCCCTCGCGGGTGATGCCTTTCGCTTCCATGGGGGAAGGAGTCGGAAGTGATGGTGGTGGAGCCTCTGGCAATTCCGGCGTTACGGCCTTTTCTATCTTGCCCAATGCCACCTTCATCCAGTCAGGTTGATCTACTAGAACGTGCCGAGGTGCTTCGTATGGGGTGGCCTCTCCAGGAGTGACCATCCCCTGCTGCACATCTTTCCACTGTGGGGCGTTGAACACCTCGCCTTGTGGCAGATTTTGCACTAGCTCCATAATCTGATCCCGGTAGCCTTGAGCGATGCGTCCAATAGCACTCCTCGGGATCATCATTCTGTCTGCCATTCCCTCAAAGCCCGTGTCTATCCCTGGCTCACCGGCAGCTTTCTTTCTCAACCGGGAAGTGGCTGAGAAGAGGTCCTTGTGGTTGGCGTCCGGGAAAATCACTCGGACTGATCCCTTCTTCCCACGACCGATGAAGATGCTTCTCGCCGGGACGGCCTCAATAGCCTTGGTCGGAGGTGCGAGTTCCGGCTGTACCGCTGTCGGTGGCCTCTCGAACAGTGGCGTCTCCTCGACGGGACGCACCTCGGCACCTTCGGGGGCACGGATCGGCTCTCTTGGGACCTCGCGGGGCGGGGCAAAGGTCATCTGGCCGGGGGTGAACGGCTCTTCGCGGATGGTAGGTGCTACTGGAGAGACCACGGGCTGAGGAACCTCTCCCGCTCTTATTTCCTCAGCCGACGGAATGTTGAGCTTTGATCTCACGGACCGGATCATGGTCCGTGCGTCCGAGAGACCAATGTTGTTAAAGCCAAACTCTGGCTTCATCTGATCGAATACTTGGGCAGCGACAAGACCCTGCCTACTCAACTCAGAGATTCTGTCGGAGAGTCCCAGCCTTTGAGAAAGGGCAAACTGTCTGTCAATCTCCTCTTGGATATAATCTGGAACGGACTTCCTTGTGGCTTCCTCTGGTATTTGGGCAGGAGCGGGGGCTACTGCTGGTGCCACAGGAGCCGCCGGTGGCGGCGTCACCAACGCCTCGAGCCGCTCCGCCTCTTGGTCTCGCGCCAACTCCTCGAGCGCTCCCGAGAACCGCTCAAAGCCCACTTCGGTCGGCTCAAGGCCGGTCTCGACGTACATATCCCTTGCCTCGTCGGCAGTGATCCCAGCCTTCAGCCGATCAAGTATTTCCAGGTAGAGCGGATTCTCCTTGTCGCGGCGGATCGCCGCCACGATCTGAGACGGGCTGGCGGCAATGCCTTGGAGCTCTGGGAAGAGTGACTTGAAGCCACCGACTCTCCGGTATTCTCCTGGCTCCCCCACCAGCTTGCCGGTCGGTGTGGCCTCAGAGACTTCCTGGAGGGCATCGGCAAGGCCAGTAGCCTTCCCCTCAGCAATCACGTCGATTGGACTCTTTTCCACAGCCTTTTCCACTGGTGGGGCTGCAGGAGGAGCGACGACGGGTGTGGGAGCGGCTTTTGCCTCAACCGCAGTCGGAGCGACACTGAGCACCTGGGCGCCCTTGGGGGTCCGGACGAGTTCGGGCGGCCTGGCCTCCCTTCCCTCCTGTTGCGAAAAGGACACAGCGGAGGTCAAATTGTCAAAGTGGACCTTGGCCCGTCCATCTGCCCAGACCACCTGGTAGGATTGTCCTCGTGGAGGCCTCTCAGGTAGGGCTGTAGGCGCAGGGGTAGGTGTTGGGGCGGCTTCTGGCCTGATCGCCTCAGGAGCGGCTGGTGGGCGCACAGGAGGAGCAGGTTTGGGGGTCGGCTCAGGCGGATCGGCAGGCCTCGGAGGGGCTTCAGTCGGAGTTGGCCCTATGGCTGTCCGGATTCCGGGCGACGAGGCCTCTTGGGCCGTGGCAGCAGATTGGGTGGCGAATGTCGCCTTCTGCAAGAGTGCATCGTTGAAGTTCTTGAGCTTCTCGGGATCCTTGGCGAGGTCCTGTCGGATGCGCTTGATGGTGTGGAGCTTGTTTTCTTGGGCCCACACCTCCTCGACCAGATCAGCAACCGTGCGTTCAGGGCTTTTGGACAGCTTCGCCCGCCATGTCTTGACTCCCTCACGGATCACGCTTGGGCGTGGCCCCTCCACCTGACGCCCAAAGAGCCCCAGCATCCCGATATGGAAGTCCCTCTCGAATGACTCGGCGTCCCGCTGCGAGTAGCCCATGTCGAGCAGGATGTGCTTGGCCGTGGCTCCCACCGCGATAAACGGCGAGGCCATGAGCCGCGTCCCTAGATCAAGCGCCTGCCAGGCCCAGATGAACGGTGTCCATCCGGCCCGCCGGATCCGGTAGGTAAACTCGTCCTCGTTCGGATAGCGGGGCATCTTGTTCGGGTCGATCGTGAAGGCTGGGCTTTCGGCAATGACTTGCAGGGTCTCGCGGATACCGCGGAGGCCCGGGCCGGCCGCTTCGGGCGGGATCTCGACCCCGGGCACCCCTTCAACGGCACCGACGACATATGGCACTCCACGAGGTTCTTCCTGGGGTGCTGGAATAACCGTCCTTGTTCCACGACCCGGGGTCGGTGGAATCCCGAATGGATAGGCGGCCCGGAGGTCCTCCTCAGCCGCCAGATCAGGGGTTGGCGCCGGCACCATGCCGGGGATCCGCCCCATTTCTTCCCCGGTGGGGAGCGAGGCTATGCCGCGCTTTCCTGCCTCAAGCTGTCGGCCTACAGCCGCTTTGATGCGATCAAGGACAGATGGCTTCGGCGCGTCGGCGAAGGCCTGCTTGATAGAGTCTGTAGTCGTTTTCTTTTGGGACGGTTCGGTGAAGGCTTTGCGGATCTGATCGGACGTAATCTTTTTGGCTACGGTTCCTTCGGCCGCCTCTGCCTCTCTGGGCGAGAGGAGATTCAACATGTCCTTCATCCACGGCAGCTTGAATCGCTCTGGTTGGGGTTCGGGCTCAAAGGATGGGATGGGAAGATCGGCGCCTTCGTACTCTTTTATATTTGATGGGATAGTGAAGGCTGGAGGCTCGGCCTGCTGTTCGCCGCCGTTGCCACCATTGGGCTCAAGGAGGGTAAGGGGAGGCTCAGTGCTTGAACGGGGTAATGCTTTGTAGCCAGGACCCAGAGAGCGCCGAAACTTCTCATAGAGAGCTTCCTCACCATGCTCCTCCGAGAAGAGGGACCGGAGGTGATCGGCGGTAATCTTGGCCATATCACTGGCTCAACTCTCTGGCGATTGCATCTTGCTGCTCCGGTGTCAGGTCCATGAACCGCTTCCCGTACTTACTTTGGGCGGCCTCATCGGCCCTCTTGCGGAGTTCGGCCTGCTGTTCGGGACTAGGCTGAGGCACTTCCCCGCCTTCCTCTTGCTCTTGCATCGCCTTCGAGATCAGCCGCCCGATGTTCTGGCTCATCTGCTTCTTCTGTTGCGACGTCAGGCCTTCCGTGATGAGCTCGATATTCGCCAGGGCCCCGGTCAGAGTCTTCAAGGGGATCTTCTTGCCACTCAACAGGTCGAGGCGTGTCTGTTTTAGGTCAATGTAGAGCTGGCGTTCCTCTTTAGGGATAGCCGCTCGCCTCCCACGCTCTACCGCCTCGGTCTTCCGCGCAGCCAGATCAATCTCGAGTTCCGACGCGACTTCCCGCGGGATCCGCCTGTTCGAGACCATATCGGCCGCCTGGCGCGGGAAGGAGAGTTCGATCTTGCGCCAGGCTTCCAGGGGCTTCATGCCGGATAATCGTAGTTGCGAGTAGGTCCGCGCGATGAGCCCCTCCGGACCCATCACGTTGGTCAGCATGCCCGCCGTGATCTCCGCTCCCTTGGTCCGGAAGAACTTCGACTCGGCGCTCAGGACTTGGTCGATCATGTCGAGACGCTTCTGGCCGTCCTCGACACCCCCCTCACCCAGCGAGAATAGGTTCTTCCCGAAGCGCTCCACGTCGCGCTGCATCGCACCGCGCTCGCGCTCCGTGTCGATGTAGGTCATGAACGGTCCGATATCCTTGGTCTCGCCGGACTCCACGAGGGCATGGTAGAACTGGCCCACGGCGTTGACCCGGTCCTCCGGTGTCTTGGCCTCTTTGAACAGCGTCATGGCATCCGAGGCTTTCTTGCGACCAGAGCGAGCCCGCTCCTCGGTTTCGATCTGCCGCGTCAGGTCGAGACCCCGGACGCCTGCCCGCTCTAGCCCAATGAGGGCCTCGGCCCCCCCGGGTTGCGTCAGGGCTTCACGGAGGGACCTTGGTGTAGCACCTGCCCCTGGGCCTCCAGGCGTCGATACCCCAGGGGTCACACCCACCTCCAGCCCGGTCGGTGCTGCCGGTTCCGATCCAGGAATGGGTGGAAGCCCCGCCGTAGTTCCTCCCGGTGCCAGCAGACGCCGAAGATTCTGTGGCGCTTGAGCAAGCAAGCCCTGTTGCTCCTGATACTGCTGCTGTGCCCTTCGTTCCGCCTCCTCCAACATCTGCAGGCGACGCCGCCGATCGGTCATGTCCTGCGATCGGAAATAGCTGTCGATCGCCGCCGGGATCCCCTTGGCGAGTCCGAGTTCGAGACCGGAGGGATAGGTCACGTCAGCCATAAGCTATGCCCTGGGGGCGTACACGGTATTGTACCCTGGCGTCCCGCTATAATAGGACCCGCCGTAGCTCGGAGCGTAGCTGGGGAGGCCAGCCGAAAGCCCCCCCCCAAGAGCACCGCCAAGAGCAGCGCCAAGCGGACCACCAAGCGCGGCGCCTCCTAGGGTAAGCAGGCCGCTCATTAGGCCACCCTGAGCCTGGGATTGGGCATTCTGGGCCTGGATCTGCGCGTTCATCACGGCGAGGTTCTGGGCGGCCCGTTGCTGATTCACGTTCGCCTGAAGCGATCGGTCGTAGTTATATTCCTGCGTGAGTTGCCCGAACTGGGGTGGGGTTTGGATATAATCCAGGCCCAACGACCCGAGACCACCGGCGAACTGATACGGGGAGACGTTCGGGACCCCGGCCAGTAAGCCTCGCCGGAGACCCAAGGTCCGCTCGGCGGCCGGAGAGAGGGTATATCCCACCCGGGCCGCCCGCTCGAGCTCGTACTGACCCGAGAGGTATTTCTCTTGCCCCTGGCGCTGGAGCATGTCCTGAAAGGCTGTGCTGTAGGGGCTGGAGAGCTGGTAGCCTGAGCCCAAGGCGCGGCGGAAACGTTCATCGAGGTCGCGCTGCTCCTGCAGATGACGCTGCGCCATCGCCGGATCGGTCGGGAGACCCCCTTCGAGGGCGGTCCGATACCTCTGCTGAAATCCCCGGCCGATCTCGAGCTGCCGTGCCGCCTCTTCGCCAGCGTAGTCCTCTGGGCTCAGGCCGGTGGCCCGCTGGAAGGCCGTCCGTTCCTGTTCGGTGCCCGCGAGACTCTCGGCCTGGAGGCCGCGGAGTCCGGTGAAGAGGCCGAGTTCGGACACCCCCGCCTGGGCCAAGAGGTCAGACAGGTCGATCCCGAGGGTTTCCTCGATCGCCTTTCTGGTGGCCTCTTGCTCGGACTGGAGCTTCCGGGCCCGCTCCAGGTTCTCCTGGTAGAGTTCCCGCCCGCCAGCCCGAACCTCTGTAAGCTCTGTGCTTGGAGGCGGCGCAGGAGGAACCGGCGGTAGACTAGGGATCTTGGGCTTTGTGAAGAAGCTGCTCATGTCTGGGCCTCAGCCATGCGATGCCACAGTGGGCTCCACTCGCGGTAGAGGACCCACCACGCCCATCGGGTCCCTTTCTTGTATCGGACAAAGTGCCATTGCTCGCAGAACTTGGTCAGGCGCAGGACGTTCTTCGCCTTCCGGTCCAGTCGGGTCAAGATGCAGGGCACCCCGCGCCGCCAAGCCTCCTCGACGAAGCGGTCAAAGAGGTCCGCCAGAATCTTCCGGCGCCGCGCCGTCCAGAAGCCGGACCGGACCGCGAGGTGTTCCACGATATGGTGCTCGTCGATCTTCGCCATGCTGACGAAAGCAAAGGGCACCCCCTTGTCCTCGATGAGAACTATCCATTGCGTGTGATCGGTCCGGAACTCGCCCGGGACGCCGTGTGCCTCGACGATCGCCTGGGCCTTCGGGTGCGGAAGTTCATCCCGATCTATGACTAGGAAATTACTCAATGTTTGATAATCCAGTGCATGGTGATGTACGGCTGCAAGTTGTTGTGGGCACCGCCACCGCCAGTGGAGCTGGTAGCAAGGGCGTTCCCTATGCCCATAAGACCGCTACCAGCGGCCCCACCCGCAACGGGATCGGTGCCAGATAGATGGGTGTGGGCAGGCATCTCGGCGATGGTAAGTGTATGCGTCTTTGCGCCGCCAGTTTCCCCAAGCACGTCAAACTCAGTCTGTACCGCATCCAGGCCTACGGGGATTCGGCCTTTCAGGTTTGGCAGGTTGAACGTCGTGCTGCCGTCGCCAGTCCCGTAGGTCGTACCAATGACGGCGAACAGGCCCGAGTAGGTCGTCCGGCTGACGGCAGTGCCATCGGTCAAGAGCCATCCCGAGGGGACAACTCCTGAGTGTCCGGCGAAGACCAGCATGGAGCCGGTGGGGGTCGCCGACGACGCCCAGACGAGCGTTCCGGATCCGGTGGTCTGCGTGGTGAGGACGTCGCCAGCATTGCCCGTGGTCGGAGGCAAGAAGTAGGTGGCTTCGCTGGTGGCGTGGGAGGCCTGGATGCGCGTGCCAAGGCTGCTCGTCGCATGGTAGAGGATGATCTGGCTGGTCCGGGTCGTGGGATGCCCCACGAGCAGATCCGTGGCCCAATCCATGACTCCGGTCGAGGCTGCCCGGAGGTAGTTGTTCTGGTTGGAGGGCGCGGTCGTCGGCCAGATGTAGGTGACGCTGGCCAAGGCATGCCCCGCCTGAAAGCGGGTCTGGAAGGTCGTGCCCGCGTGCTCGAAGATGAGTTTGTTCGTGCGGCTGGTCTGGTGACCGATGGTGAGGTCGCCGACGAGCCTTAACGGATTGTCATTCAACGTGAAGGGAGGATCCTGGTACCAGTACGTGTTGCCGGTGATCCCGGCAATGACGAACCGGAGGCGCTCGATCTCGCCGGCCAAGGAGGTAGCCAGGCTCTCCCCCCCACCCGGGAAGGGATCAACCTGGTTCCGCATCTGCGTGACGTTGGAGCTGTAATCATCCACGCAGTTCGGGGTATCGTTCGTGACGCCGACCGTGGCAAAGGAGTTATTAAGGTCGGAAGCGGTGAGGATCTCGTTCGTGGCCCACGTCTTAAACACCGAACAATTCCCTGCGGGCCAGAGGGTCCAGGGCATGGCCAGCAGGAGTAGGCCAGCGAGGACGATGCCAACAATACCGATATCGCGCCGACTCATTCGGCCACCCTCCCATAGACCGTAGCCTCGGTAATCCGGAACGTCTCCCCCGGACCGCTATTGAAGCCTTCGATGCTGATGCGCGTCCCGTGGAAGCCGAGGCGCTTTTTCCTCCGACTACGTGCCACCACGCCGAGGCGGTCAACGCCTAAGACGAAGGAACCCAACGGGACCCCGAGACCGCCCATGTTGAAATTCAGTGGCGTCACGGTTTTCAGGACTCCGTCGATATACACGTTTACGGACAGGTTGTAATTGCCCACGGACTCGAACTCAAACTCCAGGAAGTCAAAGGTCTTCTTCCGCCCCTTCCACTCCGGGATGATCTCACCGAGATCGGCATGGTCCGTCTGGAAAACCCCGATGTAGCCGAGCCCATTCTTGGACCGGGTAGACTCGTCCATCTTCCAGGCCTTGCCCGCATCATCCCCGAAGTACGGGCGGTCGATGCCACCGATCTTCCGCATGACTAAGGACTGGCACACATCCCGGTCGGAATACATGAAGCGCGGTCCGACCCGGGGGTTGTTGAAGTCGATCGTGACGCGCCGATCGTTCTTCGTAGAGCCGAGACCAGACACGGCCGCATAGGCCATCCGTTTGTCATCGTAGTAAATCAGGTGGGCAAAGGGCATCCTGGACGGGCTGATCTGGGCCCGCTGCCATTCCTCCATTTTGGGGCTGAAGATGTTCGATGATTCCGCGTCCCTCTCTACCCCGGTCCGACTGAGGACGTGGAAGTGGCCTATGGCATCGGGGAAGAGCACATCGTTGGGAATGGCCACAGGCCCGTAGGGCCCCGAAGATCCCACCGCCCAACTCTGGGGGTCGTACCGCCAGTTCACGGGGTTAATTTGCGAGGTATCAATGATGAAGATGCCCTTGGGGTACTTGAACACGATGAGCATCTTAGCGAAGCTCCAGGCGGCAGAAATATACTGCGAGAATCCGGGCTCGATCGGGATGAGCACTCCGCCGCTGGCCGCCCGGAAGTCTTCATGGTCGGTCGGGCTCGAGACGTAGGCCACATGATCCAGGAAGGCCCACAGCCGCCCTTGGTGGACGATCCCATGGAAGGGCTGCCGCGCCCCGACCCAATCACCCCCGGTTGGGGGGTTGGCGATCGAGGTCATCGCCACGAAATCTCCGGATCCCACCCGAGGCGAGGTGTTCCCGTCAAAGATGAACATCTTTTTGGCCCGGCCGACAAGCTCCGCCCCACCCTCAATGATGTGCGGGGGGTGCCGGGTGGCCGTGAGCGTTCCAGGTGCCAGCGGCGTCGTGGGGAAGGTCCAGGCCCCTTCGTCCCGCTTCACCGACCCATCGGATACTACGGCAATCAACCGCTGCGTCAGACTGTCGGGCCACCAGTCCCGCATCGCCAGGATGGAACCAGCCAAGGCCGAGGCGTTCTGCGGGGTCGCGCCGCCCTCTTTCTCCAGGATGTTGTTCTCCAGCGTCCCGTTCCTGTAGTTGATGAGGCCAGCGATAGGAACACGAGTAATTCCATACATTCCGTCAGTTCCAATAGGAATTGGTGCTCGTGTGCCCACGTACATCTAGGCCGCCTCCGTCCGGGACCCGTGGAGGGGCAATCGCTTCCGACGATCGTCCTCAAAGATCTTGGCCTTCCCCACGGCAAAGATTTGCAAGGTGTCTCCCTGCTTGTTGTCGTTCTTGACGTACTGGATCCAGTAGAGCCCCCCATCCGCGATGACGTAGCGCCAGTTGCGTGGGATCAGGATGGTGACGCTACCCGCAATGTCCGTAGGAATGACGGTGTAGGGGTACTCGATGCGGCGGGCCCGGTCCGGATAGCCCTCGAACCGAATCTTTTGCTCGGCAATCCGGGCGAAATACCGGGGAGGCCACACCGGGTCGGGCGGGTCCGGATAGTTCTCTCTCAGCCATTCCTGGGACCGCTGAAGGACCTCCCAGGAGTTCTCGCCCAGGAACATCCCGATGATGTGCCGGACATCGGAGGCGAGGCTATATTCATCCTGGAAAACGGTAAAGGTCGCGGCGGCATTGTTAGGACCGTTGAAGGCCGCATCGAGGGTGGCCGGGCCCAGACCGCCGGTGTGGGTGGCGATCCGGTACACCTCCGCGATGCCCTGGATGATGATTTTCCGCCCCTGGACCGAGGAGACAGGTGGGCTCGAGAAACTTATCGATCCGTTGCCGTTGGTGACGTTGACCGTGCCGGCCGTGATGGGGGCCACGGTGCTGATGGCTCCAGGGGGGTCCGCTCTGGTGAACAGGTAATCGGCCTCGTTGCAGATTTCCTGGTAGGCCCGGACGACCGCCCGCTGGGCATCGACGTAGAAATCGTCAACGGCAGCGACAGCTTCCCCGCCGGAGCGGGAAATCACGTCCTGGACCAAATCGGCAAAGTTATCGAAGTTCGCCACGAGCGGCCCCCCGGAACGGGACGGCCGCTACGAGCGCCGGTCCGGCTTGTTCGGCGCGTGGAGGTTCGGAGACTTGCTCTGCTCGATCCCCGACTTCCCCCGCGTGGTCAGGTCAACCTTGGTCCCCTTACTGATGCCCGCGAACCGCCCAAGCTGCGCGTTCGCTTTCTCGCTCGTCTTGGAGATGCCGAGCTTCTCTGTATCGCCCTTCGGCTCAAGCCCCTGTCGGTTGGCCCGCTTCAACGCATCCTTGCCCGGATTGGGGTCTACGCTCATGGTGTCCTCCTTTTACAGAATGGCCGCATGGAACTCTTCCCGCGCGATCTCTTGTTGACTCACCTCCTCATGTCCGCAGAATGGGCAGCACCGGACCTCCATCTCGCCCGACCCCTCCTGAACAATGACCCCAAACTGCGCGAGGCAGCTCAGGCAGAGGAAGCTATGGCTCACTCCTGGCTCCCACCAGACGGTAAACACTATGGCGATGTGTAAACCGTCTGCTCGACCCCTCGATCGTTGGGGGGCACCCCGGCGCCATCGCCCAGGTCGGGATCCCCCTCGAAGATGGTCACCCCGACGGCGTTAAAGGCGGTCGTGCCGGGCGTGAAGCTGGCCGGAATCTGAATCCAGCCGATCGTGCAGCGGTTGGCCGTGCGCTTCGGGACCGGCGCGTTCTCATGGGCTCCCGCCGTGGCCCCTTCCTTCACCGTTACGGCCCCAGCGCTGTCGATCTCGACGCGCAGCTTCTTGAACTGACTCGCGCCGGTGGCCGTGAACATGGCGCTGACGTTGATGTTGTCAGCGGCCGCCTTATTGTAGTAGGTGTCGCCGATCCAGTGCTGGAACGTGCTGACCTGCAGCTTATCGGTCTGCGAAGCCACGCGGACTTGGGCCCTTGTCATCATCCGGTTGGTCAAGGCCTGGAGGAGGCTCACCAGATCCGCCTGACTATATCCGATCGCTTTAACGATCATCGCCGCCTCCTATTCCAGGCCCATGGCCGCGAGCAGTGGTCGCCCGCGGTCCTGGTCCATGTCCTCGACCTTTCGGAGCCACGCCGCATAGCGTTCAATCTTCAGCCGGACCTCCGGGAGGGCCCGGACCTCGAATTGCGGCATCCCGTCGCCGTCGACCTCTTCCAAAAACCTCACCAAATGCGTGATGTGTCGACAGAGGGAGTACGGCTTCCCGTCCTTGGTGAGCTTCTCTCTGATGATCCGGCCCCGGCTGTCCACGCGGGGGAAGTCGTAGCTGGTCGCCCCCTCGTCGCTTGGGTGCCAGACTTGATTGCCCTCGCCGTCGTCCACCATGTCCACGGTCCCCGGGTAATACACGGTCCGCTTCGGGTGGCCCCCCAGATAGACGACTCTCGCCTCGACGTGCAGGGATCCCGGGACCGCCCGAGGCCTGGGGCGTTCGACGGATTCCTCGAAGTCCTCCGCCAGGGCTGGATTTTCCAGCAACTCTGATGGCGGAGGCGTCTCCTTGCGCTTCTTCGCTGGCTCTGGCATGGTTAGCTCCTTTCGATGATTTCAGCCCTGCCCCACCGTACTAGGGCCGCTTTCTGTGCGTGTAAACTTCTTTCCAGGGGAGCTGATCTCGCCCTGTGGAAGCTCTGCAGGGATTTTTCACGTTTGCAATGCCCACAATGTTTCATGGTCGTTTGCGCGTAATCCCTCTAAGTGCCTGAATCTACACGCTAAACGTTAGATCTGTGAACGCGAACAGCGATCAATCCGTTATCCTGGGCGTTGAAGACGGCCTTGGTCACCTCGAGGATCGCCCCGATGGCAAAGCCGGTCTTGTTCGCATAGTCGAACGCCTGCTCCACCCACTCCGGCTTTTGACCCCAAGCGTAAGCACCAGCTTGGCGGCCGCAGAGCAGGTTTTCCGAGCCGTTCAGGTTCGAGGCTGATCCCCAGTTGGTAGTCACAGCCACGCGGGTACAGGACCGGATAACCACCCCGTCATAGATCCCTTCCGCCCCGGTAAAGAGCGGGTTCTGGTTGCCGCGGACCTGCGCCTCACGCTGCGCCTGCGCCCAGTTGGGGTCCAAGGTCTTGAGATCGTGGAGCGAGTCCGGGCTGACCACGAGCAGGAAATACTCGCCGCCATCGATTTGCACCGGAAAGATCTGCGGGGTGGCCTTGCGGGCCACGGTCTTGGCCCTCGTGATGAGCGTCAAGGTCAAGATGTCGCCACTCTCGATTGTGGCTGTGGAGACCGCATCGCCTCCATAGACCGCCCGGGTCGGCGAAGTGGACAGCGCCGTAAAGATGCGGTTGTCGATAAACGCGGCGAGCCAGTCCTTGAGGAGCTGCTTCGCCGTCATGCGCTGACTGAAGGCGGTCCGGCGCTCGGACATTCGGCCCCTCAGCCGTACCGCGTTCCGGAACTGGTCGAGCGTGACGTTATCGCTGAAGAAGCTCACCGCCTCCTCGCTGCCCTCCAGGGTCGCATCACCTTGGATGCCGGCACCCGTGAGCTGTCTCGCCAGGGTAAATGTGATCGTATCGCCCGGATTGGCTTTCAGTTCCTTCTTCACCTGAATCACGCTGTTCGGACTCTCTTGCATGTACGGGCCCCAAAAGACCCGCTCCGGCAGTTCGATCCAGATATCCTCCGCCCACCGCTTGGCGGTTTCGGCGGCCCCAGCGGTCACCTCCGTATCGACACCGCCGACCATGGGCGGGACCAAGAGCACGAACAGGAACAGGGCCAGCCCCGCAAAGCCTCTGTTGGCCAGCCATAGACACAATCGCACTTTCCAACTGGTCATCCGTCTCCTCCTACCCTTGCAGGTACCACTCCCACATCTCCTTCCTGTTTTTCTTGATCCACGCCTTTTGCTCGTCGGTCATCGCGTCGATCTGGCGCCTAGTGAGACCTGTCTGCGAAGACGTGGACGACGGCATGGTCGCGATACCCCGGGGTTTGCTGGCATTGTCGATGACTTTCGTGACGATCTCTTTCCGCCCGCGCTTCGCCCCGCGCTCTTCGATCTCGGTGGTCGAGGCCTCGTCCTCCTCGCCCAGCTTGCCTTTGGCGTACTCGTAGGCGGTCAACGCGGGGTTTTCGCTCAGGTAGATCATGTTCCACAGGAACGGATCCTTGGCCTTCCCTGTGCTGGGGTCGATCTTCACGGCCTCAAGCACGCCGGCCTTAGCCAATACGTCGTCAAATTCGTCCACGCGGGATCGCATGATCTCCTGCGACAACGTGACCTTCGCCTGGATGCTCTCCATCCGGACTTTGCTCAGGTCCCGGCTGAACTCCTCCTTGATCTCGGACCGGACGGCCGTGACGAGCTCGTTCAGGTCGGCCATTTGGTTGTAGTCTTTGGATGCGGCGGGCTTGTCTGCCGCATCATCGGCCCTGCGCCGCTGTTCCTCGTCGAAGCGCCGACGCATCTGCTCGACTTCTTGGTACAGGCGCTTCCGCTTGCCGCGCTCCTCGTCCAGGGCCTCCTTGCGGACCATCTTCGGGGCTGGCGCGGCGGACGGCTCTTCGGTGACCTGTTCCTCTGTGGGCTCAGGGGTGCCGACCTCCAGACCCGCCTTCGGAAAGTCCTCGGGCAAGTCGATCTGGACCGCCTCCTCCCCTGCGGGCGGATCGAGCACGGCGGTCGCCGCCGTGGGTTCTGTCTCTACCGCTGGTGCGGCTTCGGGTTCCTTCTTCTTCCTTGCCATGATGGTCGCTCCTCGCCTTAACGGGTTGGCTCCCGATGGGCCTTGCGGCCTTCGCCTTGGTGACCGGGGTGGCGCCCGAGGACCAGGGACCGCTGATCCGCCGTTGAGGGTTTAACGGGTTCCCTCAGCCCGCAAAACGAAATGCCCACCGGGTTTCCCCGATGGGCACTCTAAGAGTCGGCCCCTCTAGTGATCTACCCTTATGTTCGCCACACGATCAGGCGATTGTCAACAAAAATCTCTACGTGGCCAGGCCTCCGAGGAGACCCGCCCTCGAGGTTGCTTGGTCCTGGACAGCATCCACCGCTTCGGGCGTGGCTGCCTGGACGAGTTTGGACGGCGCCCCCGGGGTCCCGCCGCCACCTGGGGCCGGAGGGGCCTCTGGACCTTGCTGGCCCTGCATAATCTGTCGGACCCGCTGCAGGACCCGCTGGCGATCCGGAATATCGGTCAGTTCGATGATGATATCCACCAAGGCCGGGGCCAACTGCGGCACCTTGTCAAGGAGTTCCATGAGCATCACCAAGCCGGCCGCTCGGGCCGTGGGCGTCGACGGGGAATCCGAGATGGTCATGTCGTACTTCAGCGATGGGATGTCCCGCTCCACCGTCACGCGCCCGCGCTTCTCGTCGATCTTGCGCTGGTTGATCGTGACAAACGCCGTCCCCCCGGACTCCTCATCCAGCCTGAGCGTCATTTCCGAGGTGTAAATCTGCTGGACGCGCTTGGCCAGACGTTTCCCGAAGATCCGCCGTGATCGCCGGTAGTTATCAAACAGGCCAGTGCTCCCCACTTGCCCCTGCTGTTGCAGCCGAGCAATGGCGATGCCGGATTGCGCCTGGGACGGTTGCCCCTGGAGCGGGGCGTTCACGAGGCTGATCTCACGGATCTCCTGCTTGGAAATCTGATCCTGGGCCATAACCCATTGGGGCATTTGCGGGACCTCGACGACTTCCGGCTTGGAGTTGGGATTCTTCCGCCATCCTACATTCCCCGCCCCCGCCCCTTCCGTCAGGAACTCCGGATTCTCAAGGTCGGTTCGCATCGCCAGCCACCGGAGATTGCCGAACCTCACGATGTTGTCAATTACCGAACTCCGGCGCTTATTCACTTCTCGCTGGGGGTCCTTCAGGTTCCGGACCAAGCCGAAGATCTCATCCCCCTCCCAATACCCCAAGAAGGGAACGAAG